GGCGGGGGCGGGGGGGCAGGGCATGGGATATCTCCTCGGCGGCGGGGGGGGCCCCCCGGGGGGGCCCCCGGGCGGCGGCGGCGGGGCCCGCCCCCCAACCGATAACTTATTAAACCATGGCGCGCCCGGGCGCGCAAGCCCCCCGAAAACGCCGCGCGCGGGCAGAGTAGAATATGGTTTCTCCGCGTTCTAGAGAAGAGCCGAGGGCTACCATATTTGTCGGCACACCTTGGTCACCATACATACAACTTGTTGTATGTATTTGGTCCTCTTTACTTGGTCCTCCTCTCTTGGTTGCGTCTACTTGGTCCTCTTCTCTTGCATATAGCTCCTTGGTCAGTGTATATATAACCACGGTTATATATACGTATATATTTTTCCGCGAAGGTAGTGTACCGCTCGCGGTGGCCAGGGGGTATATATATTGCAAGAAAGTGTAAGCCGGTGGTAAAATCGCGCCTATGGACGCGACGATCAACAAGCAGTGGCAGCACATCTACGCTGAGGAGCCCATCGACGAAGGTGGGGAATTCACCATGTTCGCGGTGGGTGGGTTTGTACCCACTGATTCCGAGGCGGAGGCCACGGAGTTTCTGAAGAGCAACCCGTACCTGATGTCGGGAAGCAAAAAGGGCGAGATCCTGGAGCTTGCTGCCAGCGAAAACGCGTATCGGATGGCACTGAAGGACAAGCTGACGAAGTTTATTCGGGCTCTTCGTGCCACGGGTTGTAATGTGTCCAAGGCTTGCACGATGTCGGGTCTGACGAAGCTACAGGCTGATACATTGCGGCAGCGGCTCGACGCGTTTGCACGAGCTTGGGATGACACCTACGAAGGCGTGACGGACGATCTGGAAGAAGCGGGTCTGAAGCGGGCGATCGAAGGGGTGGTCGAACCGGTGTTCTGGCGGGGTGTCGAGATCGGTACGCGGCGCAACTATTCGGATGCGGTGCTGACGATGATGCTGCAGGGAAGGCGTTCGGGGGTTTACAAGCAGCGTACTGCAAACGAACTCAGTGGGCCGAACGGGGCACCGATCCAAACTGAGGACCTTGGGTGGGCTAAGGACAGGCTCGCCGCGATGATGGCGAAGCGCACCGATGAATCCCAGAAATGATTTCGTCGCGGGGTTGACCGACAGGCAAGCCGCAGCGCTCATTTACGACTGGCCAACCTGGGCGAGGCCGCAGCAGTTAGCGCCCAACGGCGATTGGCACACTTGGCTTGTGCTCGCTGGTCGGGGTTTCGGCAAAACACGAACCGGGGCGGAGTGGGTACGGGACCGGATTGAGGCGGGTGTCTCCAGTCGAATGGCCATCATTGCGCCCACCTCGGCTGACCTTCGTGACGTTATCGTCGAGGGGGAATCCGGGATTCTCGCGATTTCGCCGCCCTGGAACAAACCCACGTACGAACCGTCGAAGCGGCGGGTGACCTGGGACAACGGGGCGATGGCCACGCTGTTTTCAGCCGAAGAGCCCGAACGCCTTCGCGGTCCGCAGCACGACAACGCTTGGTGCGACGAAGTAGCAGCGTGGCCGGACCCGCAAATGGTGATGGACATGCTGAACTTCGGCCTTCGACTAGGGAAAGCACCACAAAAGGTGCTCACCACGACACCGAAGCCAGTGAAGTTTATCAAAGACCTGATCAAATCGACCGACCCCGGGGTGGTGATAACAAAAGGGTCAACCTACGACAACATGGAAAACCTCGCGGCTCCGTTCCGTAAGGCGATCATGCAGTACGAAGGGACACGGCTGGGTCAACAGGAAATCCACGCGGAAATCGTGGATTTCAACGAACAGGGCCTGATCAAAGTAAAGTGGTTTAAGCGCTATAAACGGCCACCGGATCGAGAGGTGTCCATGGTGCGACTGAGCTTCGACACTGCGTACAAACCCGGGCAAATCAACGACCCGAGCGTGTGCGAAGTGTGGGCACAGGACAAAACCGGGCATTACCTGTTGGACGTCTGGAAAGACAAAGTGGTGTACCCGGATCTGCGGCGGATCGCGAAAGATCTGTGCGACAAGTGGAACCCGCACGAGGTGTTGATCGAAGACGCGGCGTCAGGCCAAGCCTTGATTGAGGACCTGCGGCGCGAAGGCCCGTACCCCATAATCCCGATGGGGCACAAGGGATTCGACAAAATCATCCGGGCATCGAGGGTCGCCCCGGCGATCGAAAGCGGAACTGTGTACCTGCCCGAATCCGCGCACTGGCTCAACGAATTCGAACAGGAAGTGGAGAATTTCCCACTGCCGGAATTCCACGACGACCAAGTGGACGCGATGACGCAATACTTGACGCGTGTCCGTGAACCATCCGAAATCTTCATAGGATAAAAGCCGTGGAAAAGGAAACCATAGTCCAAACTTTGGACACAACCATCGGGACCGTGGCCTCCAAGGCGACCTATACCGGGGCCGGTATGACGATAAGCGGTTGGCTGCTGAGCAGCGAAGCGGCTGTTCTCATCGGTATTGTTCTTGGCGTTGCCGGTTTCGCGGTGAACTGGTTCTACAAGCACCGAGAAGACAAACGGCGGCAAGCTGAGTACGAAGCTCGGATGGGCCAAATCAAATGAAACAGCGCCTGGTCGCGGCTAGTCTGGTTCTCAGTGCGGCTGGGCTGGTGAGCCTCGCGCTGAAAGAAGGGTACACGGGCCAAGCGGTCAGACCGCTGCCGGGTGATGTACCAACTTACGGGTTTGGGACCACAACCAAGACAGACGGTACCCCGGTCAAGATCGGGGACAAGATCACACCGCCGCAAGCGCTTGCCAGAAAATTCGAAGATATTCAGAAATTCGAGGGTGCGATCAAGAAGTGTGTCCGTGTACCCCTGCACCAGCACGAATACGACGCCTACCTGAGCCTCGCCTATAACATCGGGCAGTCCGCGTTTTGCACATCCACGCTGGTTTCCAAACTCAATGTTGGTGACTACACAGGGGCCTGTCGCGAAATACTGCGGTGGAACAGATTCAAAGGCCAAGTGGTCAACGGTTTGACCGTCAGGCGCGAAAGCGAATACAAAACCTGCATCGGATCATGATCAGACTACTACTGATATTGATCCTCGCTTTGTTGGTGTGCCTCGGTATACAAACTTGGCGGTTGAGCGAGGCTGGGATCGCGAACTTGAAGTTAAAGACTGAAATCAGTGCGACCAAGTTAGCAGCCGAAGAACAGGCGAGACAGGCCGAATCCAAATGGGTACGAAAATTGAATGAGGTAGCGAATGAAAGTCACGCTCGGTCGAAACGTATCGTGGATTCTTTTGCTGTCACTGTTGTGGCTGGTGACGGGTTGCGGCAGCGTACCGAAGCCTACACCACCCAACATTGCCCAGATCCCCCCGTTGCCCCCGCAAGCCCAGCAGCCTCCGCCCCCTCCGCTGTGCTTACCGACATGCTTGGACGGTTGGAAGCGGCTGGTCGAGAGCTTGCTAAAATAGCGGACGAACGGGCACTGGCGGGTGCTACTTGCCAACAGGCTTACGAAGCATTAAAATAATCATATATGCCGATCCCCGCCCCCAAGAAAGAAGAAACCAAGAAAAAGTATCTTGAACGGTGCATGGGTGATTCCGTGATGGTCAAGGACTACAAAGACCCTGCGCAGCGTTACGCCGTGTGCAATTACAAGTACACCCACAGGAACAAACAAAATGCCAGCCGTTAAAGAAGTAGAATTGATCGTCCCTCAGGGGGCGACTTTCGTCTATGAGATTACTTACAAAGATCCACAGACGCAACTGCCTATCAATCTGACCGGACACACTGCGCGGATGCAAATTCGCGAGAAGGTCGATTCGACAACGACCATTTATTCAGCAACCACTGAAAGTGGTGCCATTGTTATCATTGGCGCTTCAGGATTGGTTACTCTCACAATCCCGGCAGCTACCACGACCGCGTTCCAATTCAAGAAGGCCGTATTCGACATCGAAATTGTGTCCGGTTCGGGTGTCGTAACTCGACTGGTTAAGGGTACTTTGGTTCTGGACCGCGAAGTTACTCGGTGAACTGAAAATGTCGATCAAAGTAGAGAAACAAACAATCTACAGACAGTCAGACACGGATGTCATTCTCAAGACTGTTGATTCCAGTCACGTTTTTCGGGTCGCGGATACCAGTATATTGTTCAAGTCCGTTGATGATGATACAATATTTCGAACGATCGATAAAACCGAAATTCCTTTGAGCATCATTGAAGTCTAATGGCCGCAATAACTTCCGCACAAACCGGCCTTTGGTCAGCCACCGCGACCTGGGTGGGCGGTGTTGTGCCCGGGGAGAATGACACCGTAACCATCGCGGCCACGCACACGGTCACCGTTGACGGCACCCGCATCGTTGGCAATGACGCGACGCCGGGCCTGACCATCAACGGTCGCTTGCGCGCCAGCCGCACGACGAGCAGCCTACTCACCATCAAAGGCACGGTCGCGAACGCGGCCACGGGCGAATGGGATTGGGGGGTTGAAGGCGACACGATCCCAGCCTCGGTTACGGCAGGAGTGCGCGTCAACTACTCGGGGACGATGGCTAACAACAAATACATCGTCGGCCTGGGCACCACGACCCGCATGAATTTGATTGGCATGCGTGGCGTGGACAAGCGGCGTCACACAAAGACCACGACAGCTGTCACTGGTGGAAGCACGACCACGTTCACGGTGACTGACGCGACCGGCTGGGCGGTTGGTGATTGGATGATCCTGAGCGCCGAGATCAACGGCATCAGCAGCACCCTGGTAGAACACCGCCAAATCAGCGCAATCAGCGGCAACGACGTCACGGTAGCAACAGCATGGACGAACAGTCGCGCCGCAGGTGCGGTTGTGGTGAACGTCTGGTCGAACGTCTACATCGAACACTTCAACGCAACCAACTGGTCCGGTTTCACGATCACGCCACGCACAGGGATGCCTGCGAACAGCGTTGACATCAAAAACGTCAGTTGCCACGGATTAGGTGTTGATGGCACGTTCGGTAACCAGTCAGCATTCACGGTATTGACCGCGCCCTACTTCGCAAACTCCACAGCCGTGTTCCGCGATGGTGTTATTTCACGCCTTGCGGTAAGCAACATCCGGCGCGACGGCTCGGTGCAAACCGCCATCAGTGGCAATGGCCTCGGCATTGGGGTTGCAAACAGCGCGGTGGAGTTTGATTTTTTGGAGTGCGTGGTCGCCACTCGCGGGGCGGGGCTTGGAAGTCAATTGGGATTGCGCGGCGCGTCAAACAGTGCGGGGGCCGGGTTTCGGAACTGTTGCGTGTTGAACGTCCCAATCGCTTACATGAGCAACTTTTCCGATGGTGGCTCGGGAATTGTGCTCACTGATTTTGTGACGCGCAACGTGACGACGCCGGTAGTGGTTCAGCCCGGCACCGCGCTGGTGGTCGACGGTGGCGACTTCGACCGCTACAACCGATTTACCCTCGTGGGCACCGGCGACATTACCGTCAATGGCGCGAATCTTGGCGCGAACAATGCTGGCGCAGTAACGAACAGCGTGGGCGGCCTGGCGTTGGTGCGATGCACACTGACCGATTGCACCGTGGGTAGCATGGCGCTGGCCACCTCCGTGTTCGTCACCGCGCCTGCAAATCCGTTGGCAGAGTTTGCTTTCGTCAACAAAAACTCCGATGTGACGGTGCAGGAAATCCAGAATGCTCGTGGGTTCATCGCCCGCGACAACGTGGTGAACAAGCGAAGCACTTCGTCGATCCGGTTTCAGCCGCAGGCGGCAGGCCGCGCCCATGGCCGCACCTATTTGTTGGCTGGCGCATCGGCGGGCCAAACCTATTTGGTGCGTGGCAGCCTTCGCTTCGACACCACTTACGGCACAGCCACGCCGCCCTCGATCACGCTGTCGGGCCAGGGCAGCACGCCCGCAACCTTCACTGCACCCGCCACCGCAGACGCGTGGCACGACTTCGCGCTGACGGTGACGCCGACATCCACGGGCGACCTGACGCTGACCGTCACGGGCACCAGCGCAAACACCACCGGCAACTACTACCTCGATGGCGTCATCATTCCGCCCTTTATTGTTGCGGCGCGACACTACGGCTACCTCTACAACAATGCCGTGTTCCAGACCGTCGATCCCGTCATCAGCGTGAGCAACGAAGCCACAGTCGCGGCCTATACCGGAATCAGCGTCAACCACGCCACCGACACAATCACGGTGACGACCAATCGCACCATTGCGCAGCTTTACGACTACCTGCGCTATGACCTCGGCTTGACGGCAAATCTTGCCGAGGCGGATTACCTCAGCGGCACGTTGGCTGCGCTCAACATTGGTGCCTACAACCTCGTGATCGACGGTTGCACCGTCACCAGCGGTGGGACCCTGACAACCACGGGCACGATAACCCTGGCCAACGGCGGTGTTTTCGTTGGTGCGAGAACTGATTCAACTGGCACCGTGACCTCGGCCACGCTGACAGTTGCTGGTATGATCGCAGGTTCCCGCATTTTGCTGCGCCGTACTGATAACCAAGCGGTCCTAGCGAATCAGACTGTCGCCGGAACCACGTTCACCTATGCTTACAACCACACGATTAACATCCCCGTGGAGGTTGTGGTACGTAAGGCCACGGGCTCCCCGGCTTACCAAGAGTGGCGCACGACAGCCACATTAGTAGCTGCTGGTGTAAGTCTGACCGCAAACCAGCAACTTGACGAGTAAATCACCATGCCAATCGCCGCAGATTTCTCGGTCGCCGTTAATGGTGACATCCGTCACGCCAGTGGTACCACTATCTATTCGGTATTGGAATTACATGCTTGGTTGCAAGACCTTGCAGATGATGCCAGTGCTGCGAATAATGATCTGCTCGACATTCTCGCACCCAATCCATCCAAATTGGACGGCCCACGGGACGCAGCCGTTGCATCCAGGCTGAACCTTCTAACTTCCGGATCGGTGGTTTTCAACCTCGACGACGATGCGGCTCAATACATTAACTTCGGCTCAGTCAAGCAATCCAGTGCTGCTGTTCAATATTCGGGACTCAAGACCATCGGCGGTATTGTCGCTGCTTCGCCCGTATATGTGGTTCAGAACGGCAGCAAGCTTACGAAGTTTTGGGCGGATGGCCATATCCAGATCTTGGTCAAGGTAAAGACAGCCAACGCGCTGATCGACTCAGGTAACGTCACGGCATTCAGTCGCAAGTGGGGGCAGACCTATTCACACTTCGATGTGAACCTTGCAGCCGGTGGCGAAAGCAATGCTGCTCTTTCAACCGCATTGGACAGCAATATCGTGCTTACCGAGGTACAGGCGGCGGCGCTGTCCACGAAGGTTACTGTGACCTTCGCAGATACCACGCTCGATTTGGGTAACGGTAACGGCAGCAAGGCGTACAAGGGCACCATCGCGCTGACCGGTGGTTGCACGCTGCAAGAGGCATACCAATACCTACAGTACCTGGCCCGCGAAACCAGCACTGCTACCCTTGATGGTGTCCCAGGCTGGCGCTACCGCGTGCTTAATGCGGCGTACACGGAAATTCCATCTGCCCCGTTCGGCACCTTCGCTGGTGGTACGTTTTTCGTGGCCCGTGGCTGGGCATTGACTGGTGTACTTGCAGCAGAATCCACCCGCTACCAACTGATCGCCCACGACGGCACGACCCAGGTACCACCCACGACCGCCATTGTCACAATTGGTAACCTTGTTTCGGGTGACCGAGTGTTGGTGGCGCGTGAAGACGGCTCGGGTGGTGTACTAAAGGATGAATACACGCCGGTAGCTGCTAGTGCTGGGGCAACCTCGCTCACGGTGGTGGAGTCCATTAAGACTGATACACCGAGTTCAGGTGTCATTCGTGTCAAGGGTCTTCGCTACACCTATTCAGCATTCAACGCAGGTACCAAGACCTTTTCGGGCCTGTCCCCGGCTCTGGCTTCAAACATTGTGACGGCTGATGATGTGTTTGTGCCCTTCATAGATAAGGTAGCGGCATCCGCTACTGAGTCGGTGACATTCATCTATTCGACCAATTTCAGTGCCCGTGTGGATGTACGTAACGGTTCTGGCGTGTCTCCCATTGTGCCGTTCAGTACCATTTTATCTGTCACATCGGCGGGGGGTTCAGTGAACACCAGCCGCAACAGCGACGTCTAAAGTGTTTTACATCGCACCATTTACTTTCGATTTCGGTGCATCACGCATCGAAATCGATTCTGGGTCATCGGACATTGATTGTGGGCAATTGTACACCGCAATCAAACAAGCGCAAGCTAGTGAGGAGGGGGTTTTATATGATAGAATCGCAGCAGGATCGGGACTCTCTGAACTTGGGCCGGGGGTCCAAGTCGGCCTCACCATCGAATTATTGGGGTTGTGGCAACTTCGCTTCGCGCAAGGTAGCTACATTGCCCGAGTCGCAGGTGGCAACCTCATCGGGGGACCAGGAGGGGATCCCATCGCGTACAGCGCTGGAGTCCAAACTCTCTTGATCCAATCGGCAGCTTCGACTGTTGTTACGGCTAGTGGTAGTGTACCAACCGCCGCACAGGTAGCCGTAGCAGTGCGCACTAATTTAGAAACTAACCCACCTATTCCAGTGGATGTTCAATTGATCAACTCTGCTGAAGTAATTGGTACCGGATCTGAGCCTAATCCGTGGCGAGGTGCAGGTGTTCAGCCATAAAAGTTTTTCGATAAAATCTTTTTATCGATTTTCTTGGACCCTGACTGCTGCGCGACCTGTCATCACTAAATATATTTCAACAATTTACAAGGTCCGGTATTTCGATAACATCAATTTATAGAAAGAAAAATCGTGGAATTCAACCGCCGTTCGATGGCATCCAGTGATGCATTCTTTGTTCAGAACAAAATCCCGAATTGGACTAATTGGCGTGTCGATAACGCCGTGGCGGATGGCTACAAGGTCAATCCATGGGTCTATCGTGCGGTGAAATTGATCGCTCAGAACGCGGGTAGTGTGCCGTGGGTCGTGATGGACGCGAAGATGACCCCAGTTTGGGAACACCCGATAACGAAGTTGATGAAGCGACCGAACGAACATTTCAGTGGACAACAACTGGTTGAACTTGTTGTCATGTGGTTGCAACTCTCGGGCAACGCCTATCTCAAAGAGATCAACGTCAACGGCGATATCAGTGAACTTTGGCCTATCAGCCCGGACCGTATTTCACCGATCCCGAGTGCAAATCCGTCGAAATACATTGACGGTTACAAGATCATCGCAGATGGCGGTGCGGAACGAATTGATCCCGATTATAACCGGGACAACGTGATGCACATCAAACTGTTCGACCCGAGCAATCCTTACCTCGGGATCAGCCCACTGCAGGCGGCTGCAAAGTCAGTTGACCTGGACAATGCTCAACTGGAGTGGAACACCTCTACGATGCAAAACCGGGGTGTCGTCGACGGCGTGTTCACGTTCAAGCGGTCCATCGACGGTCAGCAGGCCCAAAGCATTGTTGATCGTTTGATCGACAAATTCAGTGGCAAAAAGAACGCCCGCAAGCCGTTGGTGATCGGGGACGATGCCACTTACACGCGCCTTTCGCTAAACGCGATCGAACTCGACTTTTTGAATTCACGCAAGCACAACCGGGAGGAGATCCTCAGTGTGTTTGGTGTCCCACCGCAGTTGATCGGTATCCAGGATTCCAGCACGTACAATAACTACTCGATCAGCATGAAAATCTTTTGGGAGACTACGGTGCTCCCGCTGCTTGATATGCTGAAAGACGCATTTAATCACCGGTTCAATTTGCCGGACGGGATGTCGTTGAACTACGACACCAGCGAAGTAGCGGCACTCCGCCACAACGAAGAAGACAAGGCAAAGGTAGCCAAGATCTACTACGAGATCGGTGTCCCCGTGTCGATGACGAACGAGAAACTCGCTCTTGGCCTCAAGCAATATGAAGGCTGGGATAAGGTGAATCGTGTGATCATGCCCGCTGAGGCTGGTGCGGCTCAACTCAAGTCGATTCAAGACAGCGAAAGCAAGAATCCATCCACTGATCAAAACATGGATGACGTTCGGAAAGCTGTATTTGGGGGACTCGCTGAGGCTTTGGCTGAGAGGGATGATTTCGAGGTCGTGATTAAGCAGTTTCAAGAAGCCAACCCGGAAAGTCGGGCAGTGGGTGCGATTTGTAAAGTCATCCAAGAACAGGTGACCTATGGTCGTGCAGCTGCATTTGACGCAAACAGAATCCGAAAAGCGATCATCGACACCGGGATTTTCCGTGGTGTTGCAGATTATTGACGGATGATAACTGATTGTGGTAGAATCAACTCGATCTTACAGTCAAAGCAAAATGTCCCAAAAAGACTACCGCAGTTGTCACCATGGTGAACTCAGGGCCGAAAGCACCGGTGCCGAAGGTATCATCGAAGGTTACGTGACTGTGTGGGGGGTCATTGATTCCTACAAGAGTTCGTTCCAACGTGGGGCTTTTACCAAGACGCTCCAGGAGCGAGGGAATCGAGTAAAGGTACTTTGGAACCACGAAGATGAAGTGATCGGCAAGCCGATCGAGATCCGAGAGGATGACAAGGGTCTTTTCGCTCGAATCCAGTTGGTGATGGGTGTACCGAAAGCCCGCGAGGTCTTTGAACTCGTCAAAGCTGGTGCAATCGACACGTTCAGTTTTGGTTTCAGAACAGTCAAAGACAAGTGGGTCGATGGTGTGCGGGTGATTACTGAGGTGATGTTGATGGAAGTATCGCCGGTCATCTTCGAAGCCAATGACTCCGCCGTCATCACAGGAGTGAGAAATATGAAGATCGAGAAGCGTGATCAGGAATACCAAGCCACGTACGCCAAGTACGAGTTGGGCCAGCGCGGTTCGTTGATCCTGAGCAGCTTGTACCGGACGCTCGACGACATTTGGTACAGCAGTCTCAATTCCGATGAAGTGCGCACGAAGATCAACGATGCTTTGACGCAATTCTCGGGAATGTACTCGTCCTATACCGACGAAATGCTGCAGATGCAGCAACGAGATATCCGTGGAACCCCCGTCCAAATGGCGTTGCGCAAGCACCTCATGGACAGCGCTTCTACACCGGAAAATTTCGCGGCGAACACTTCGTTCACCGTGGAAGAAGTCAGGTCACTTCTGGACGGTCAAACCGTTGAAGTCGACCCGGCGAAACTGGCAGACCTCCCCGAAGAAGTCAGGAAGGCGATCATCGCTGACCGAGCTTCCAAGATCGAGGTTTTGTGCAACGAACTACGCCGGGGTCAACTCGATCCGGCAGAAGTCGCCCGCATTCGCGGCCTTCTGCCCCAGGATGAGCCTGAATACTCCAAAATCATCCAGGAACTGAACAAGTTCCGTGCCTCTTTCACCTGAATCAAGGAGCATTTTCCATGTCCAAAGAAATCCAAGTCGTTCTCGACGAAATCAACAAGGCCACCGCCGAAATGCGGTCTTACGTGGATCGCAAGATCGAGGGTCAATCCGACCCCCTGATCCAAGTCGCCATCGACAAGGCCAACGCGTCCATCACCGAACTGCGCGGGCAGTACGAGGAATTGGTCAAGGCTTCCCAGCGCCCCGCAGTCAGCACCCCCGGTGCGAAGGACAAGGACACCGAACTGCGTCACGCTGCTTTCGTCAAGTACCTGCGCTACGGTGTCGGTGAAACGGGTCGTTCGATGATGAACCCCGACGAAGTGCGTACCCTGTCGAGCGCCAGCGATGCTGAAGGCGGCTTCTTGGTGCCGGTCGACTTCCAGAATGTCATCCTGATGGATGCATTCAACGAGTCGGCGGTGCGCCCGGTGGCCAACACCGGCACCACGAGTCGCGACAAGGTGTTCATGCCCTCGCTCAAGAAGCCCACTGTGGCCTGGGGCGTGACCAATGTGGCTGTCGCCGCCCAGGACCTGAGCGCTGGTGGCGAAACGTTGCAGATCAACGACCTTCGCGCTTTGGCGTTGATCCACAACAACACGCTGGATGACGCCGCCGCCGACGTTTGGGGTGAACTGTCCATGGCCTTCAGCAGCGCTATCGCTGAAGCCGAAGACAATGCCTTCATCGCCGGTGATGGTACCAATGCACCGCAGGGCCTGATGACTGCGGCAGCCGTGGTGGCGAACTTCAAGAAGTCGGGTGTCGCCGCCGCCCTGAGTGACGCAACGTTCAACGGTGTGGATCCCCTCATCGAAATGCTGCATTCGCTCAAGAAGACCTACCGCCGCAACTCGACCTGGGCCATGAACAGCACCGTCGAAGGTGAAGTTCGCAAGCTGAAGGACAAGGACGGCCAGTACCTGTGGCAACCCCCGGTGCAAGCCGGGTCACCTGCCACGCTCCTGGGTCGCCCGCTGATCAACCCGGAAGGGATGGCCGACATCGCTGCGAACAAGTTCCCCATCGTGTTGGGTGACTTCCGTGCCGGATACTACATCCGTGACCGGGCCGGGATCTCCGTGCAACGACTCGTCGAGCGCTATGCCGAGTTCGATCAGACCGGCTTCCTGATCAAGCGTCGGACTGGTGGCAAGGTGGCGAAGGCTGAGGCTTTCGTGACCCTGAAGATCGCGGCCTAATCCGGGTCGGGATCAACGTCGAAGCAATCTAACCGGCCCGTCAACGCTGTCGGGCCGGTTCATCATTCAAAGAAAGGTACTACATCATGCGTCAAGATGTCAAATCCAACTACGCGTTGGTCGAAGGTCTGGCTGCTCAGTCCCGTACGGCTGCTGCTTACAACACGGCTAATGCGGACATGTCCGCTGGTCGTTCGGCCAGCTTTCTGATCAGTGCCGGTACTTTCGGTGCCAGTGCTACACTGGCCGCGAAGCTGCAGCACTCGGCTGATGGTTCGACCGACTGGACCGACGAGGTGGCCGGTGCTGGTAACGACACCGCGATCACGACCCTCACTGCTGCTGGCCACGCCCAGTTGAACGTGGTCAACCCGCGTCGACGGTTCTACCGTGTGGCCACCACCGTCGCGGTCGCTGCTGTCGTGTTCAGTGTCACCACTGCCCACGGTCCGCTGAACAGCGTGAGCGCTAACCCCTAATAGACCACCATGTTGAAGTTAGTGACTTTTGAAGATCTGGCAGCAATGCTCGATCTTCAAAAAGAGTCCATCGACGAGTACCCCTCGTTGAAGTTGCTAATTTCATCGGTCTACGTGGCGATTGAGTCGTACACCGGTAGGGTTCTGGAGTTCGACACGTATACCGAACGTGTTGATGTCCGGAACCGGCTGGTGCCCGTCCAAGCTTACCCGATCACTGCGGTGACCGCAGTGATTGCGGACAACGATCCGACGACTGATATGGCCACCACCTGCACAAGGATGGTGGGCCATGTTCAGTTGCCGCGAGAAGTGAACTCTTTTGTGAGCATCACTTACTCCGGTGGATTTGAAGATGCACCTGCTGCGATCAAACGTGCTGCCTTGATGCAAACCCTGCACGAATGGCAGCGCAAAGACCAACTCGGGGCCCAAAACGTCACGAATGACGGGGGATCCGTCCTTTGGCCCGAATTCGGTCTTTTGAAAGAAGTTAGGAGACTTCTTGACCCCTTTGTGCATCCGATGAAGTATATCTGAAATGGCTATCCAGGTCAGATTACTGTCGTACGGGGTGTTCAAGGAGTTCCTTGACCAACTCCCTGACGAGGCGTTCGCGGATGCGCGAAAGGCTTTTGTCGACATAGTTGGGGGCAAAGCTTACCCCGCCGTCCGAGCCAGGGCGAGTGGTAAGGGTGTCCAGAGACGAACAGGTGAATTGTACGACAGCATTGGTTGGAAGGTTTCCGGAACTGATTTGAGTACTCTCCGAGCAAGTATTTCGACCAACAACCGGTATGCTAAGGTCCAAGAAGAGGGCGCAACAATCCGAGCAAAGAACAAGTATCTTTGGCTCCGTGGCGGTCCGTACATGAGTTTCCCGACTACCATCAATTACAGTCGTGGTCGGGCGATTAGGAGTGCGCGAGAGTTGTTCTCGATGAAAGCACGGGTGCAGAACGGTAGTCGGGGATTTGGTATCTACCTCGATGATGTCAAGATGATGCACCTTGCTAAAAAGGTCAAAGTCCCTGCAAGACTTCGGATGCGCGAAACGGCCATTGACTATTTCCCCCAATTGCTCTCCAGGCTTGAAGAGATTTATTTGGCGAATACCAGATGACCGTCCCGCAACTGCAGATCATCGACGCGATCGAAGACAGATTGAAGCTGATCAAGACTTCAAACGAACACACGTTCACAGTCAGCCGCGTAAAGCGCGCCACACTCAAACCGTTCATCGATGATGATCTTCCGGCTATCAACTATTGGCCGGAAGGTGATCAGCAAATTGAAAAGAAATATAATTGGGTTGACCGTACCCTGTCTGTTGTGATAGAATGCTACGACAGGACGCGAGACAAGGTGTTCACTGACGTAGCGTTTGAGCTTTCAAGCGCTGTCATGACCACCTTGCTCAGGTCAGTGGCTGATCCAAAAGTTTCTGATGATCCTGATCCGACATTGGGTGGTTTGATCAAAAGCATCGAGTTCGTGACCATTACTCCCCAAATCGGGGAGGGACAGACGCCTTGGTGTGGAGTAATTCTGAATTGTGCTTTCAATTATCGGGTGGCGGCAAACAACCCGATGACGATCATTTAACCGGAGGTTACCGAAATGTCTACCGCTGAAAACGCAAAACTGCAATACGAGAGTGGCCAACAATCTTCTGCGATGACGCTGCTGACGGACAGCGGTAACGCGATCAAGTTCAACTCGACTGCTTCGCAGTGGTCGGGCAAAGCCGGGTACACTCCGGTTGTCCGACCGAATGGTCTTCTGACTGGCGGTGCTGTCATCGCAGCCGTTGACCTCGCGAACAATGAAGTTGATGTCGCGGCCCTGACTTGCAACCTCAATGGTGTCGTGACTTCGGTCGCTGCCGGTGGTGTCGCCATCACCCGGCCTGCCACGGCTGTGTCCAAGGTGAATTCGATCACGGTGACTTCGGCTGGCGCTATCGCAGCGATCGCGGGGACTGACGGCACCACCACCGCGTTTAGCGAAACGCGTGGCGCAGCCGGTGGCCCCCCGCTGATCCCGGTGGACAGCATCGAGATCGCCCAAGTGCGGGTCACATCCAACACCGCCGCTCCGGTCACCGCCGCGCAGATTTTCGCCGTCGCCGGTTTGCACACGGAAATGGCGAATTTCCCGCTGTTCGAACTGGACTACCGCACCGGCAGTGTGAGTTTCCTGTCGGATCTGCCCAAAATCCACACGGGTGTCGTAGCCAAGCGGGTGTACGCATCTTTCGCAGCCCCGATCTACGCCGATGTTTCGTTGTCCTCGGATTTCGTTCCCCCGGAAACCACTCATTCAGTGACCTCGACCCAAATCTACGGCACCACGCTGGGTAGCACTTCGTCCACCCTGGGCCAGGGGTCGTTCACGGCCTATCTGGAAGACGGGATCACCGATTCGCTGATCCAGCAAAAGGACCAGATCCTGTGGTTCCGCTTCTACCCCGACCGGTACAAATCGCCGTACATTTTGTGCCAAGGCAAACTCGGTATCGCTCGCACCTTCCCGTCTGGTGCTGACATCCAAGCCGCCTGCACGATCAGTTCTACCAAGGCTGCTCAAGAGGTCGTATGATGAACGGGTTTCTAGCGAATAAATTCTCGGACACCCAATTCGAGGCTCGTCGTGAAGAAGTCCCTATGCCCTGCATGGTGGACTTCTTCGAAAAAGATGTTGAACCAAAGTTCATCATCAAGGGTTTGAATGCTATCGAGTTGAACGCTTCTATCGAAGCCAATTTGAAGCAAAAGAACGTCGACAACATCATCAAGGCGATTGCTAGCGACAAGGATCAGGTCGAGAGCATTCGCAAGACATTGGGTGTGTCCAACAACGTCCCGGGCGAAATCGCCAAGAGAATTGAGACTTTGGTGTCTGGATTGGTGTTCCCTGCATTCAACCACGCGATGGCGGTTAAGTTCGCTGAGACTTTTCCGGTTGAATTCTTCGACATCACGAACCGGATTCTGCATCTGACTGGTATGGGCGGCTCTCATGTAAAGCCGCCACCCTCCTCGCCGTAGACAAGAGTTTGCTTGTTTCGCTGAAACTATGCGAAGCGCGAGGAGGGTTCCTTTACCAACATAGACGGGATTTGTTTCCGCAGGGATTCTTAACTCAAGATGAATTAGCGGTGTGGGCCTTGTATTACCAATGGAAGTCAGACACGGGTAAAAAATAATGGCACTCCCCGCAGCGCTCACTAAGACGATAGAGATTCTTTTCAGCGCAAAGCTCGCCTCTGATTTCGCAGAGTCTTTCATTGATATCAATACTCGTATTGATGCCCTGAAAAGAACCCTGGAGTTAGTCGGTGGCGGTGCTGTTGCTGCAGACGAGAAATTCGAATTTCTTAGAAAGACAGCCGAAACCCTCGGCCTGAGTATCGAACCACTCGGTAAGAGCTACGCCAAGCTGTTGGAAGCTGTTAAGGGCACCAACATCGAGGGGGCAACCACCGATAGATTGTTCACCGGTATCGCATCAGCGGCTGCAAGATTGGGCCTAGATGGTACTTCGGCTGAACGAGCACTGAAGGCAATCGAGCAGATTGCATCGAAAGGCCGAGTATCCCTTGAGGAAGTCCGTGGCCAGTTGGGTGATGCGATCCCAGGCGCTGTGCCGCTGTTTGCTGAAGCAGCAGGTGTCACAGTCGACAAGTTTTTCGAACTTGTTGAAGCGGGCAAGATCAGTTCCGATGTTCTCGTAAACGTTGCCGATATCCTGGAAAGGCGTTACGGTGATGGTACTGAGAAAGTCGAGACTTTGCGGGCCACTTTTGGTCGACTGAATACGGCAGTTGCTTTGGCTGCCACTGAGATCGGTGAAGCAGGTGTCAACGATGCGATTAAGTTTATTGTTGACCAAGCATCCGACGAAATTTTTCGATTTGCGGATGCGGTTGATAAACTTCCACGCGCTTTCCGAGAATTTCGCGAAGACATCCAAAACGGAAATTGGTCCGATGTTTTCGGAGCCATAAATATTGGTTTTGAAGCAGCGATTGCCAGATTAGCAGAAAAAAACGTACCGGTTGCTAGCGTTGCTGCTCTTATTAAAGGGATTTTCAACAATGCTTTCAAGGGAAATGAATTAAATATTCCGATCAGCGTTGATCCGAACGCTATCTCCGATCTTCGTCGACTTGACAACGAGATCCTGGCATCACTGGATACCAGTTTTTACAACGTCACTCAGAATGCTAAATTGATGGGCGAGGCTGTTTCGTCAGCCAATAAAGCGTTCCAAACGTTGGGCTCAAAAGAGCGTCTTGATGATGTTTACAAGCTTGGAGACGCATTGGGTGAAATCGCTAATAACCCACAAACCAATGGCGAGCAATTCCTTAACGTTTTCAATACCAATCTCAGTAAAGTTATCGATAGCCCAGATGGCATCGGGAAATTCGCGGTAGCAGTTAAAGACGCCATTAATACAGGAAAAATCTCAATCGATCAAGGTATGTCGGCTTTCACCGCCCTGGGGATGGCCTCGGACGGTTCGCTCAAAGCAATAAATTTGCTGCAAAAAGGCTTCGTGGACCTCGATGAAGCCAATAAAGCCAACAGCAAGGGTCTGGAGAAAAAAAGCGAAAAGATCAGGGACAACACGAAGTCCGTGGTTGATTACGAGAAACAATTACAACAACTGGCTTCCAATGAGCGCATTAAGTTGATCGAGGCGCGTGTGGCGCTGAACATCGCGCAAATCAAAGCGGATGCCGAGATCGTAATTGGGATTGCCAAGAATATCGGGTCGATTTTTGAGTCCACGGGCGATGTCATCGGTTCCGCACTCGGTGCGCTCGGTGAGGTTGATGGTTTCTACGGCCTTGAGAAGCTCGAATTGATCGAGGCGCAACTTGAACGAGAAAACGAATACCGGGATCGAGCACTGGAATTGCAAGAAGACCTCACCCAGGCTACAATCGAGAATCTGCGCGCCAAGACCTACGCAATGACCTCGGGTCAAGCACTTGTTAAGATCGACGGTGCTGGTCTTCAACCGCACTTGGAAGCGTTCATGTGGGAAATTTTGAAGACTATCCAAGTCCGGGTCAACAATGATGGCCTGGATATGTTGGTGGGTGTATGAGAGTCCACGTAGCTGCTCTTGCATTCGATCCACTTGGTAGCATAGAACTGAATGTTCTTAGCGACAGTAGTGATTTCGGGGAAAATAGACGCAGAACAAATCGTGTTGCTACCCTTGATGGTGGCGCGGTGTTTAATGATTTTGGATTCACTTATTCGGACAGAACGATTAGACTCGTTTGGATAATCGAATCCATGCAACAAAGCGCATCAATTCAGCGTTTGGTTCGTTTGAACTCGTTTTTGCGAGTGTCCATTCCTGATGGTGTGTTCATTTGTGCCCCGGAAAGTTTTTCTTCAACCCAAGAGCAAGGTACTTTGACTTTGCTTGTGAAATCTAAAGAGGATTGATATGCCCGCTCCTTCATCGGCCACCTATTCTGTCGCAACTCGTACTGCAGCCCATACCGCTTTCCGGGATCTGCTGGACGCAGGTTCAGGCCCTGGCTTTCTCAGAATCCGGTCGTCCAGTGACGTCCTGCTGGCCGAGTTGACTTTGAAAGACCCTTCCGGGACTGTCAACGGTACCACGGGACAGCTTACCTTCGACTTGACTGGTGGCGTCCAGGACCTGTTGGCCAATGCGACCGGTACGGCAGCATATGGTGAATTCACCGATTCCGCTGGTCTGGTGCACCTTGCGTTGCCAACGCAAACAGGCACCACCGCAGTATCCGGCTTCCTCGTGATGAACACGCTGTCGCTCGTGATCAACACTCCGGTCGTTCTTGTGTCCGCCACCGTGGGTTGATGCCTTTTCTCATTTCGAGGGTGTGAAAAATGACCGTTCGTGTTTACTATTCAACTGATGCAAGCGCTCCGGTACTGACCGGATTGAACGGTTCGTTGATAAGTGTTATCGACGGTTGTTTGGTCAACGGTTATACTGGAAAAGCGAGCTTGGGTTGGACCAAAGCGTTTACCGGCACTAATCTGGCTGCCTACCGAGCGGGAACTGGCCAGGGAAACCGTCGTTTTTTGCGGGTCATCGACAACCTCGGCCAATGGGCAAGAATCATCGGTTACGAAAACATGACGAGCGTCAGTGCCGGGACAGGTCTGTTTCCGACATCGGCTCAATTCAATGGTGGTCTTTATGTCGCTAAATCTTCTAGTGCTGACAATACACCAAGACCATGGATTTTGGTAGCCACTGAGCGATTGTTTTATTTGATGGTTTGGCATTCGGACGAGGCGTTATATGGCCCTAACAATTGCTCCGGTTCGTTTTTTGGTGATTTCACTTCCTATAAATCCGGGGATACCTTCAACACTTTGATTGTCGGAGGGAACGATGCCGGTTCACCACAAGTCGTGGGCCGTCTCGCGGAATCAGCCGGTAACCCAACCGGGACTTCGAATGGCCATTTCATAACAAGGTCGCATACCCAAACTGGTACATCAATATTCGCGGGTGTGATATCTTCAGGAGATAGAACTAACGGCGGCATAGGTTCACCGGGGTTTACTTTACCCTTCCCGAATCCAGTGACTGGAGCATTCGACTTGGCACCTATTCTGGTGACACAACCCCTAGCCCAGGTTGTTCGCGGATTGCTTCCAGGTATTTGGAACCCACTGCACAGTCAAACAACGCTCCAAAGTGGCGACACAGTTGACGGCACCGGGGACCTAGCTGGTAAATCATTTCTGCTACTGAAGTTTTCTAACAACAGTATGCCGGTATTCGAAATCAGCAATACTTGGTGATCCACCATGCCTTACAGGGGAGTCATAGCTGCTTCAGTACCAAAAACTGTTAGCGCGATATTGGTCGGTGTAACTGAGGCTTTAGATATCACTCTGAACCCGATATTGGCTCGGGGTTTACCAGCAGCAAATATTGCTCAGATATTGGATGTATTTGAGGCTTTAGATATCACTCTGAACCCGATATTGGCTCGGGGTTTACCGGCAGTGAATATTGCTCAGATACTAAATGTACCTGAAGCTTTAAATATTTCCCTTAACCCGATATTGGCTCGGGGGGTTATATATCGTGATACTGACTACATTTTGGGGCAAGATTGGAAGACGTTCTCGGGTATCGTTAAGGACCCTGCCGGTGTCCCTGTTGCACGAAAAATTCGTGTGCTTCAACGCAGTGATGGCTACAAATTAGGGGAAACCACCAGCGACCCGGTTACTGGTCTTTTCAGCATCGCCGTGCCAGCTACGTCCGAGGTGCAAGTTATGTGTCTGGACGACGAAGCTGATGATCTTGAGAACGATTTGGTTCAGCGTGTCCTGCCGGTATGAGTTACGCCAGGCCCCCAGCAAATGCTATCCAGTTCCAATTCGGGGCCGGGAATACCAACATAAGTGGTATCGTTAGTGCTCCGACTCCACTTGAAATCGGGTCATTTGTCGCGAATGGTTCTACTCTGAGTTTTTTAGAGGTAGATAGCCCGTTACTTGAAGGGTCGATGCTAGCTGCTGTTGCTTCGATGGCTTATTTCGAAGCTTCAACACCTCTCGGTGACTTGTCTTCGTTGATATCGATACCGACTCCGATTTTCGTAGATGCCCTGACACCTCTTGGTAATCCGTCTTCATTGGTAGGGATACCGACTTCGGTTTTCATAAGCGTTTCGACTCCGCTCGATTCGGGATTATTCAGATTAGATACACCTACCCGGGGTTTTGTGGCTGCCCCCACTCCTCTGAACAGTGGGTCTTTCTTGGTGCGGAGTGATGTCCGGGTGTTGGTTGCTGTTCCGACACCACTGGCTAACCCGCTGCCCTTGGTTCTGTCGACCATTCAAATGATGGTCGATGTCCGTACACCTTTAGATAGTGGTGCGTTCTTATCGGGGGTCAGTGCCAATTGTCAAGTTAGCGTCGGGACACCTCTCGCTAATCCGTTGCCTTTAGTTCGAACTGATGTTTGGGCGCTGGTTGCTGTTCCGACACCACTCAACTCTGGGCTTTTTGTAGCGCAAGGACAAGCCGTTATGTATGCTAAAGCAGAAAGTCCATTGGGTGGTGCTAAAATCGTCGGGTTCCATGATTTCACTTCAAAAATAGCCGGTGATTATCCGAGCTATTATGTTGTTGATCTGTTCAATGCAGCCGGATCGAAAGTCCGGATTCCGATTTCGTCATGGCAGGCTACTTTGCAATCAGGGTCTGCTAACTATGTGCAGTGTGTGATTCCAGCTGCATTTGACTACACAACCATCATTAACGATGCCACGGAATTTGTGATTTCTCGTCGCATGGAAATACCTGGGGTGGGTGTGATTGAGCAGTTAATGGCGCAATCCACCGCAGATACTGTGGTGTTTGATCAAGGACCGGAACGTTATACCTGTACGTTAAGTGGTTACACGGACGGGTTTGAAGCGTCCGAGGATCCATTGGCGCTTTACGATCGTACGTTGACCGACATTCGATCGATTAGTATCAACCAAGGCATGGCCCGTGTGCGGTGTTCGATTGATTGGTTACTACGGCCATCCCAAAGAGCGTATGCGAAAGATTTGAATTTCGTGGTGGGTTACATTAACTACTACGTTAATTCGAACGACATATACATGGATGTCGGGGAGCGTTGATCGACCATGGGCAAAGCAAAGATCGTAGCGAATCTGGGCGAAGGACTCTATACTGTTGAACGCGATACGGGGAAAGCGGTCGTCGACGCTAAGATTCTTGGGCTCCAATCAAAGTTAGCAACAGTAGACCAGCAAATCATCACCGTGTTGAACAAGCGGTCACAACTCGACTCCCAACTCATCCAAGCGCGATTAAATTTTGAACTGGCCACTGAACAGTATGTGGCTGCAGTCGCCGGGGACCCAAAGGCATCGACCACCGGCTGGGAAACAGCGCAAAAAGAACTGTTGACCCTACAGGCTCAATACGACGAATCTAGTCGAGAATTGGAACGGCTGAGAGCCAGCAAAGCTTCTATCGCAAAAGAAATAACAGCGCTTCAGTCTGTTAATCTTGTGTCCACCTTCGACGCTTGGTGTGCCGATTACACGGACGACGCCACGGGGGATGTAGCTACCATCGAAATTCCGGGCGAACCACAAAATGTATTGATTGCGCCTGGTGCTCCGGTCCCGAATGCGGCTGATGGCCAGGTGTTAGCACGGAAAGCAATGACGGGGCCGCAGGCGTTTTTTAACGCGGCTATCCTGCCTGGGTGGCAGAAGTTCAAGCCAACTTACCGTCGAGGTGTTATCACAGCGGTCAATCAAACAACTGGCAAAGCCAATGTCACCCTCTTGAGTGACGTATCCACCGCGCAAAATCTCGGGATTAATCAAGACAGTGAACTAATCGATGTTCCGATAGTCTATGATTGTGGTTCTTCCGTTTTCAATGTCGGTGATGAGTGTGTCGTCCAATTTGTTAATCAAAACTGGTCGAATCCGCAAATTATTGGGTTTATGAATAACCCGAAACCATGCTCGTTCGTAAATATTATATATTCAAACAGATTACGTATTAAAAGAAATTTAGATGCTGATGGTGCTAAACTTGGGAAACCAATAATAGACACCGAGCAAAAACCCATCCCGTCGAGCACCAACTACAATACTTTAAAAGCATTCGGCACCGAAGGTAACCGGATGTATTTGCTTTACAAAAAACCGTTGAATATTGAAAGCAGTTCAGGTTATGCCGCTAGTTCAATAGTTACATTTAGAAATAACAACGTGCGTTGGACTAGTGAAATCGGCAGTTCTGTCCGTGGTGCATCATTGAAATTCGTGGGTGGTGTGTGGTATGCTTTTGTCGCTACCAGTCTTGATATACGTAGGTCTGCATTGGACTCTACAGGTAAACCCCTGGGTTGGGAAATAATTTATTCAATAAATTTCGGAGATTCACGATGTGTGAACTTCAATGCGTCTTGCACAGAAGCAGTATCAATGACCTGGCGAGGCAACAGTTTGAGTATATACGGTGATATTAGTGTTGAAGGTACATTTTCGATTGGGTATACGTACCCAGCAAGTCTTAGTTATTCATCGATTCGAAGTAGATACACTGTTCTTTCAATCAGTGGGATTAACATATCGTCCAGAACAGATTACGAAAAAGGATTCGTACCCACAACTAAAATTTCCAAGTCTATTACTAAAGTAGAAGACAAAAGTAGTCCGATGTTTGGACCGAGAATAGATTACTCTTTTAACTTCAGTTGCAGTTGGTCAATGTCGGGTGATGAAATTCAAGCGGTCGACTATGATGGTGATCAATTGGTCTTTTTAATGATATCGGCTACAACAGGAAATTACTCCACGGCTGGGTCGGACACTGCCGTGTCTATGGGCACCATTAATCCTCCAACAGACCCCCCGTTCCCGGAATGGCTGTCGGATGATACTCAATTAGTTCTTAATTTTTCGACTCCGAGTACCCCCTATTGGGTCGGCCTAAGTTACGGTGGTTCGGTTTCGTATTCATGGGGTAGCTTAAGTTTTTCAAGAACATATACGGCTAGCCGTGGTGGTCCACCAGGAAACAGAAAACATGTCAGTGTAGATAATCCAGGGTTAGTTTTCGCCCATTATTGGGAACCGAGTCAAAAAATATTTGCTTACACAACAGTGACTCCTCAAAGCTCATTCACATACGACGGCCAAGTTACAACATCGTCAGCTACTTTCTGTATCAATGGTAACCCGGTAGTTGATCTTTATGCGGGCAGCTTCTTTAAAACGGATGGCAGTACATATACGAATATCGATGCTCAATATTTGCTTATGGCAAGTGAATGTATACCATTAGGTTCTTTAGGTAATAACCAAACAGTTAATCTGCTCGATAAATATCATTGTGTATTGATGGTACCGACAATAATACCGGGACCATACGCAACTGGTTTGTATCAGCTAGTTCCCGGCCATCCATATTTTGACAATACTAAGGCTAAATATGTTATCATAAATAATGATAACATAAGTAAGGAACAAATAGTGCAAGTTCTCGGTGAAATCGATGGTGTCCCAATGAAAATAACATCATTAAGTCTTAATTTCGGATGACCGTCTGCTAAAGTATGAAATGCCCACAATGCGGATCTTGGACTTGGGTGCTGATAACCAGACCTCAACCCGACAACACACGCCGAAGGAGGTATCAGTGCGCAAATGGACACAGATTTTCCACCAGCGAAGAGATCGTAGTATCTCCCAGGAAGCCACGGAGCGTTTCCAGAAACCGGGGAGCTACTGATATAGCCACCCCGGCGTCAGAAAACAGCGGCGGTACCACGGCAGTACCTGCGCGGGGTATCGACATCGATGCGGTGCACCGGCTGAGCACCACGAGTATCCCGAAATAGTGTAGTGGCTCTACCGACTATGATGCGCTGTATGTTCTCCTCACGTACACGCGAGAGGTCTGTAGCGTGACAGACTTTTCGGCGGAGACTGTACAGGACCACTCGGATACAGTCGGTGATGCCATAAAAAATGTGTCGCGTCGGGAGGGAGGTGTCTCTGGTGTCCTCTCTCCGTGTACATTACATAATGGGTCACCGTACGTCTCTCCGGTAAGTTTCTTGCATCCGAGTGGGTGTCGAGTGGTGTTTCGTAATCAAATGTGACTGTACATTGACACAGGGTGGCGTGGTGTGGTACGATCCAGACCTGTCTAGAGGATATAGGACCACCTAAAGGAGTGATGGTTAAATGGAATTGATGCAGATCAAGCGATTCATGGCTTTGTTCAAGGGCAATAGCCGTTCTTACGGTGAGTTTGACCCGTATCGTCCAAAAGGCAGGACGATGCAGACGATCAAGGAGGCGTACACGGAGCAGCAGATCGTTGACCACTTGGACGGCAAAAGGGGCCTAGGCATTGTTCCTATTCGTGACGATGGGATGTGCTATTGGGGCGCGATCGATATCGACAACCACGGCAAAAGCCTGGACCTGGATCTGGTCGCTATCGAAGCGAAAGTCAAGTCGCTTGAACTCCCGCTGATCATCTGCCGGTCCAAATCGGGCGGTGCTCACCTGTACATATTTGGATCCGAGCCTCTGCGGGCCGATATGCTCAAGACTATCTTGACGCGGTGGATGTCGGACCTGAGCCTGGAAGGGTCCGATTGTGTGTTCCCGAAGCAGACCAAGTTGGTGCTCGACAGCTACGGCAACAAAGCACTAGGTAACTGGATTAACCTGCCGTATTTCAACGCCTACGACACTAATCGGTACGCGATTGAAGCGGGTAAACCGTCGCCGCTGGACCTGTTCCTGACCAACGCCGAGACTCGCGCAATTACTCAGGAGCAGTTGGAGGACTATTTTGGATCGGAGCATTCAGAGGCCCCGCCCTGTATTCGAAAGGCGCTGAAAGAGGGGATCGGGGAGGGATCGCGCAACGAAGCGCTGTTCCACATCACCATTTATAATCGCAAGCGCAATCCCGAGGGTGCCCGGGAAATGTCGCACTCGATGCAAGGGCAGTTTTTCGCAGAACCGCTGCCATTTTCCGAGGCTGACAAGACAATCAAGAGCGCGGCGAGAAAGACCTACGGGTATCTGTGCAAAAAGGAGCCCTGGAAGGATTGGTGCGATCGTGAGGCCTGCCGAAAGGTTAAATTCGGCATCTCCGAAACCGAGTACGATCTGCTTTCAGCGGACAATAAGCTCCCGGTGTTTAGTGATCTGATCAAGTACATGAACACCGAGCCCGTCATGTGGGAACTCAAGATGAATGGTGTCCCGATCACGATGACCACGGATGAGTTGATCGACTACAAGTCGGTGCGACTCAAGGCGATGGAGCGTCTGCACGTGGTGCTGCCGTCGCAAATCAAATCGGCACAGTGGACTGACGACATCTTGGCCGACTTGATGAACAAACTGGAGATCGAGGAAGCACCTATCGAATCCAGCCCAACCGGCAGTTTGGCGCTGCGACTAGACGAATTCTTGCGCAAGGCTGATCTGACGTCCGATGGTTCCGACACCAAGGACCGAGAGGCATTGATGCGCGGGATGCCGGTCGTTCAGCTAATGGCCAGCGGCAAGAAGGTGATCATGTTCCGGGCGATCGATTACGAGGATTACCTGCGCAGGACTCGCACGGAGATCCCCCGGAACAAGAATTTGTGGCACCGGGCACATAAAGACATGGGTGTTAATTTCGACCGTGTGCGAGTCAAACAGCAATTGATCTCGGTGTGGTACGTCGAATTTGAAAAGCTCGCGCATATCAAATTCGAAACCCCTGATTTCAGTCCGGAGTATTGAGAGCCATGGCCAGCTACCCCAAAGTACGTATTCACTACGACAAAACCAAGGGCCGGTTTTTGATCATGTGCCCTTTCCACCTCAACGAGTTAACCCGCGACATCCCGAATCGCAGGTGGGAGGCAAAGAACAAGTATTGGACCGCCCCCGCGATCCGGGCAAACGTTGAGTACATCAACATGTATTTCACACGGGCGACCACAGATTACACGGAGGAAGCGCTTGCGATAATTGACCATTGCTTGAAGAAGTATCGCCAAGCCCGGGATGCAGCACTCGATAATTCACCGAAGTTCCCGACTTGGTACGAGTTCAAGACCGAGCCTCGCAAAAAGCAAATGGAGGCACTGAACAAGGTATATGGTAACAAAGCCATTGCCCTGTACATGGATATGCGGACTGGTAAAACCAAGGTGGTGATCGACTTGGCCTGCGCTATGCGAATGCAGGGCTACGCTGATCGAATGCTTGTGATCTGCCCGTTGTCGATCCGTAACAACTGGCTCCGGGAGTTCAAAATCCACGCGCCTTTCGAGGTCGATGTTCACCTCTTGGACACCAGCCACCCCAAGAAATTCGATAACTGGTATTTTACCAAACACGATTTCAAGTGCCTGATCATCGGAGTCGAATCGTTGGCAGCCGGGTCCGCGTTCCGATTCGCTGAACGGTTTTTGATGTCGTCCACCAAGGCAATTATGGCGGTGGACGAATCGTCGAAGATCAAGAATCACACGGCTATCCGGGCGCAGAACTGCGTTAAGCTTGGTCGTTTGTGTGAAACTCGGATTGCGATGACGGGCACCCCGATCGCAAACGGTCCGATGGACGTTTTCATGCAGTTCGAATTCCTGGACCCGAACATTATCGGTCTTGGGGATTTTTACTCGTTCCGAAATCGTTACGCCGTGATGGGTGGGTACGAGGACAAGCAAATCATCGGTTACAACCACCTCGATGAATTGACCGAGATCATCGAACCGTTCGTGTTCCAGGTGCGCAAAGACGAGGTGTTCCCGGACGCACCAAAAAAGATTTACGTGCGCCGGGAGATAAAGTTATCCAAGGAGCAGCGTCGCCTCTATGATCAAGTCAAGAAGTCCCAGATGATCCAGACTGATAACAAATTCTTGATCATCCAGAACACGCTTGATAAAATGTTGCGGCTGCAGGAGATCACGGGCGGCATTGTGTCGTACTCGGTGGCCGAGGAGGAAATGCAGGAGAAAGGCCAGAAATACTACCGCGAATACATCGAGGGACCCAACCCGAAGTTGGAGGAATTGCTTTTTTGTGTCGAGGAGAACCCCGGGTCCACCATCATCTGGTGCGCCTATAAAGAAGAGATCCAACTTGTGAAAAAAGCACTTGTGTTGGCCTACGGTGAAGACCAAGTGGTGGAACTTCACGGCGATGTCGACGAAGCCACCCGGGATCTGAACGTCAACGTTCTTTTCCAGGGCAAAAAAGCCAGATTCTTGGTGGCCAATGCAGCCACAGGCGGTATGGGCCTCACGATGTCAGCGGCGGCGGTCGAGATTTATTACTCCAACACCTTTAACTACATCGATCGTGAACAATCCGAAGAGCGGGCGTTCGGACCAGATAAACCCAACGGGACCGTGATCATCGACATCCTGGCTGAGGGAACTGTGGACGAGCACATTCTCAATGCCCTTGTTGACAAAAAGAACATTTCGGAGTTCGTGCGATCAAGCATCGACACGTTGAAAGACAAGATCTACGGTAATCCGACCCATTGACAGGAGCGCAGCGCTATGGTACACTCGAGGTTTTTAGAGGATAGACCTGGGATGACGACGAAAAAGGTATACATCACGCAAGAGAATCCGAATTTGAACTACCTCCCCGCTGAGGAGTTTGGAGAGGTGATTTTCTTGACGAGAGGTGATTTCAGCCCGATCCGCAATTCGTTGAACAACGAGCGTTTGATCGATGAAGTCAGAACGAAACTGCGCAAGTTCGACCCTGCGGTCGACTACGTTGTAATGTCCGGCTCCCCCGTGGTGTCGGGCATTGTGTTCATGCTGTTGCGGGAGATCACGGATACGCTGAATGTTCTTCGGTGGAGCAACCGCGATCACTTTTACCAGCACCTCATTCTTTCCGTCAAAAAGGTCTAATCATGAACGAGTCCCAAGTTTCCATCTACGACGAGAAGTACGCCGGTCAAAAGGCGATAGACACCATTCGCGCAATGGACAACATGCGCGAGGTGATCGACGACCTGGACAAGCGGTTGACGGAACTCAACAAAGAGTACGACTTCTTGCGCCACAATTTGGTGCCGAAGTTGATGGAGCAGGAAGGCATCGACAGCATTCGCGTTGAGGGCGTCGGTCGTGTTTCGCTCACGGGCGATATGTACGTGCGGGTGTTGGCTGAGCACCGTGAACTCGTGAACCGGTATTTCCGGGATCTCGGCAAGGCGAGCCTCATCACTGAGTCGATCAACCCTTCCACGCTGAAGGCCACAGTTAAAGCCATGATCAGGTCGGGTGAGACATTCCCCGAGGATTTGATCAAGGTAACCCCATTCACCAGAGCTTCTATCACGAAGCGCTGAGGAGTCGCATGGTCCCTGCGCTAGGGCTAGAACTTTGAAAGGTAATTTTTCATCATGGCTACCAAGAATCAAACGACTGCAGTGCAGACCACCAACCCGATGATGATGGTTTCGGACGCGATTCCGGACTTTCTGAAGGGGCAGACCGGTGGACGGGGCTCCGAGAACGTCGGTGCCGCTGATCTGGTCATTCCCCGCCTGGAGTTGGTGCAGGACCTCAGCCCCTGCCGCAAGAAGGCGGACCCGAGTTACATTCCCGGGTGCGAAGAGGGGATGTTGTACAACAACGTCACTCGCCAGCTTTACGGCAACGAAATCCTGGTCGTCCCGGTCTACTTCCGCAAGGAATGGTTGATCTGGAAGCACCGCATCGAGGGCGGCGGTTTCCGGGGAGCCTTCGCCACCCAGGATGCGGCTGAAGTGGCGCTGGAGAGCCTGGAGGACGGCGATAAGTGCGAGGTGACCGACACCGCGCAGCATTTCTGCCTACTTATCAACTCTGATGGTCGGGTGGAGGAAATCGTCATTTCGATGAACAAGTCGAAGATGAAGGTGTCCCGCAAGCTGAACTCCCTGATCCGCATGAACGAGGGTGACTCGTTCAGCCGAGTCTACAAGATCGGTACGACCTCGGAGAAGAACAGCAAGAATCAGGACTACTTCAACCTGACTGTGGCTCCTGCCGGTTTCCCCACACAGGAGTTGTACAAGAAGGCTGAGAGCCTGTACGAAGCGATCAAGGACGGCACCGTCTCGATCGATCGCCGTACTGATGAACCGGCTGCCGGTGGCTCTGGCGAATACTGATTCATCGGTTAGTGGTAGGCGGGGGACGGCTGCATGTCGTTCCCCGCTTTTGATTAGAGAATATATGCAAACACATGCGATCTACGGCCCCCCGGGGTGTGGTAAGACCACCGAAATGCTCAACCGTTTGGAGCAGGCGAAAGCGGTGTATGGTGCCGAAAACATCAGCTTCTTGTCGTTCACTAAGGCGGCGGCGGCTGAAGCTCTCAAGCGGTTGAATATCACGAAGTCTGAGAAGATTTCGACGATCCATTCGTTGATGTTCAGGCTGACGAGGTGTAGTGTCCCTGCCGTGATCGACACCCACAAACTCAAGAAGTTTGGCGAGAAGACTGGTTTCATTTTTCGTGGAATGGTCAACGACACCGGTGAGCAGATGGAGTTGGGTGACCAGTACATGAACATTCTGTCGAAAGCGGTGAATCGGCAGACGAGTTTGAAGGAAGAGTACCACGAATCGGATCGCCCAGGTGATTGGAATGGGTTCGAATTCTTTTGCCGTGCGTATCGCGAATTCAAGCTGCAAAACGGTTACGTTGATTTCAACGACATGTTGGTCAGGTATGTGCAGCAGCCCAGCGACCACGGAGCTAGTGTGCTGTTCATCGACGAAGCACAGGATCTCTCGAATCTCCAGTGGATGGTGATCGACGACATGTTGAAATTCAAACGTGTGCAGGAAGTACATATCGCAGGGGACGATGACCAAGCGATTTACGAATGGTCGGGTGCGAACACTCATGGCATGGCTCAGTTCGAAGAGCGATATGAGGCGCACCGCACAATTTTGAGCCAATCGTGGCGGGTGCCGGTGGCGATCCACACAAAGGCAATGGAGATCACCAGCCGGATCGCGAATCGAGTGGAAAAGGAATACAAGCCCCGGAACGAGCAGGGTTTGATCCGCAGAATGTCACATTTCGACCCGACATCGTTCAAGCCGGGTGAGGATGTCATGATTTTGTGTCGCAATTATGTAACCCGCAAAGAGTTAGAAGACGAACTCATCAGGCGCAGGATTCCCTATAAAAATGATGGTGGGATGCCGGGTCTGTTTGATTCTCGGATCGCACATGGCATCCGGGCGTTTGTTCGATTCCAGGCGGGCGATGCGATCACGAAGACGGATCTGAACAAGATTTACGCGGTGGCTGACGACCGGACACGCCGCGAAATCGACCTCAAGGAGTTTACGCCGATGTTGAGGCGTGGATTCATGCGATCACTTCTGATTCCACCGACGTTGGTGGATTTTTACCGGGACGCTGACTTGACTGTCGAGCCAACGATCCGTTTGTCCACAATTCACGCAGCAAAAGGAAGGGAGGCCGACCACGTAGTATTGAACACAGGACTAACTGCAAAGACATGGAATGATATCGACAAGAATCCAGACGCCGAAGCCCGCGTTTGGTATGTCGGTGTGACGCGATCAAGACAAACACTAGATATCCTAGAAGGGGATATGGCATATGGCATATGAAAGACGAGATAATTCCGGCACTCTCAACCGGAACGACCGCAAGCAGCAACCCAATCACCCCGATCACCGGGGCCAGGCCATCATCGACGGGGTGGAGTACTGGATTGGTGCCTGGATCAAGGACGGTCCCCACGGCAAATTCTTCTCGATGAGTTTCACCAAGAAGGATGCCCAGCAGCCGCAGCAGTCTCGACCGCAGCAACACACAACTTCGAACGACACATTTGACGACGACATCCCGTTCTGATAGAATATGAGCATGTACCCCGATCTGACGCGATTTGAATACTTGGCTTTAGATACCGAGACAACAGGACTGAAGTGGTGGTCGGATCGCGTTTTCGGGGTTTCTGTCTCTACTCCCGATGGCGAGGATTACTACTGGGACATTCGCCGGGACCCACACGCGGTGGAGTACCTACGTGATCAAGTGCCCCGGTGTAACCTCGTCATCTGCCATAACGCCAAGTTTGATTGGCATATGTGTCGCGAGATCGGTATTCGATTCCCCGCCGATCGGGTGGACGACACTATGGTGCGGGCAGCATTGATCGACGAACACCTGCTGTCTTACGACCTCGATACGCTGGGCAAGAAGTACCTGGGTCAGGGCAAGGACTCGGATATCTGGCAGGATTTAGCGGAGTTGTTCGGTGGTCGCCCGACGAAAAACGGCCAAATCGCCAATTTACCGCGAGCACCGAAATCGCTGGTTGGCAGGTATGCGAAGCAGGACACTCGGACTACGCTGAAGCTCTGGCAGTGGCAACGGGCTGAGATCGAAAAGCAGGGCCTGCACGTGGTGGCTGAACTTGAGCGAGAATTGCTCCCTGTGTTGGTCGATATGGAACACGGCGGTGTCGCGATCGATATCGAAGCAGCAGAACTCGCGGTGAAGGATATTGACCACGCGACTAAGCAGGCTCAGTACGATCTGAATCAACTCGCCGGTTTTGAGGTGAATCCCAACCCGTCGAACTCGATCAAGGAATTGTTTAAGCCAAAGAAGGACGAGTCGGGTAATTGGGTGGTGCGCGACGGAACCCGTGTGGCTGCTACCCCCGCTGGTGCTCCGAGTATCGATTCCGACGCTTTGCGATCGATGAAGGACCCAGCGGCTGCCTTGATTCTGAATCTGCGAAAGCTGATCAAGACGAGGGATACGTTCCTCAAAGGCCATATTCTCGGACACCACCACAACGGGGTGATCCACGCGAATTTCAACCAGACTAAATCCGACAACGATCTCGGCACTGGTACGGGTCGACTGTCGGTCAATGCGCCAGCGCTGCAGCAAATCCACAAGCGTGACGCCGGTATTGCATCGGTTGTCCGGGCTTTGTTTTTGCCTGATGATCGAAGTGAATGGGTTTGCAACGACTGGTCGCAGATGGACTTTCGGGTGTTTGCTCACTACGTGAACGACGAGCGTATCCTGAAGATGTACGAAACGGACCCGGACACGGATTTCCACCGACTGGCGGCGGATTTGACGGGGTTACCTCGCTCGCCCCGGTTCGCGGGGGATCCGAATGCAAAGCAGATTAACCTAGGGCTCGTGTTCGGTATGGGGCAGGGCAAGCTCGCTGCCGAAATGGGCCTACCCTACACTGTCGAATCAAGTGACGATGGCAAAAAGCAGTGGCTCAAGCCGGGTGATCAGGCCGTCGAAGTGTTCAATAAATACCACGCAGCTATCCCCGGAGTACAGGACCTTTTGAAGAATGCGTCGAGCGTAGCAAAATCGAGAGGGCATGTGCGCACCATTATGGGCAGGCACATCCGTTTCCCCCGGGGCCAGTTCACGCACAAAGCAGGTGGCTTGATTTTCCAGGGATCAGCGGCGGATGCTCTGAAAGTGAAATTGATCGAATTGCACCGGTTTTTGAAGGAACAGGATTGCGGTGCACGGCTGCTTTTGAATGTGCACGACGAATTCGATACCTCGGTGCCGCTGGACAGCCCGGACATCAAACCCGAGATCACTCGAATCGTGACCGATTTCAGTGGCGCGACGACGCCGATAAAGTTTAGAGTACCAATCAGAACGGATCAAGGATGCGGACCAAATTGGTGGACGGCCAGCAAGTAGAAACCAAGAAACGACCGAATTGGCCGTTTTTGTTCTACCAGGAAAAAGGGAAAATGTATTTCAACCCCGGTCCCCGGCTGGACTCGAAATACAAAGAAGCTAAGAAAACCGTAGGAGAAGCATTGATATGAAAACGAAATTCATCAAAGCCCACATGAAAGTGGCCGAGATTTACGCGGAACTCAGTTATGCGGAGCGACGAAAAGTTGGGTGTGTTATCGTAAAGTATGACACCATCATCGGTATCGGTTACAACGGCACCCCACCCGGCTGGGATAATGATTGCGAAGATGACTGGAACAAAACCAGGCCCGAGGTCATCCACGCTGAACAAAACGCGTTGGACAAGATCACGCGCAGCACCGTTTCGAGTGAAAATGCGGTGATGTTTGTGACCACGGCACCCTGCATAGAGTGCGCGAAACGGGTGCTCGGAGCTAATATCCGAAAAGTGTACTACCGGGACGCGTACCACAACACAGATGGTGTCGATTTCTTGAACAAGGCAGGTGTCGTTTGCGAAGAGGTGAAACCATGAAGCGTCATGAATTCGCGGCCCATATGCGCGGTTCGTTCTTACTTTGGGCCCAAAAGAGGGGTTACACGGTAGGGAGTTCAGGCAAAGGGCTGGAAGCCTTCCGAATCATGAATCACAAAAAGGGCGAGATTTTGATCGGGCAGTTCCATATGCTCGACCCGAAGATCATCACGACAAGTGGCCGATTGAGTCGCTTGGTCGAGGAGTGGAAAGCGCAGATTGCCAGCGCGTCTGGTGACGTGTTAAAATCGTAGTTTCTTTCATAGGAGATAGACTCAAAATGCGTAAAATTGACATGATCATGGACCTGCAATTCGGGTCCACGGGTAAGGGTTTGCTGGCAGGTTACCTGGCTGAGCAGAACAACCCGGATACGTTGGTTACGGCATGGGCCGCGAACGCTGGACACACTTACATCGACTCGGCGGGTCGCCGCTTCGTCCATACGATGTTGGCCAATGGTATCGTGTCGAAAGGGCTGAAACAGATACTGATTGGCCCGGGCTCCATTATCGACCCGGATAATCTCTTGCGTGAATGCCAGGAAGCCTCCGGTTACCTGGCTGGTGCTCACATTTTCGTCCATCAAAATGCGGCGGTGATCAGCCAACGACACCGGGATGAGGAAGCCGGTCCCATGACCAAGATCGGTTCGACCAAGAAGGGCGTTGGGGCGGCGGCGATCCAGCGAATCAGGCGCGATCCTGAGGACATGAACACGGCTGCTTTTGCTTTGCGTGGTCACCGGGTGCTCGATTGGGTGACGGTCGTGACTCCGCAGCAATACGCAATGTTGCTCGACGACTCCGAGTATGTCCAAATCGAAGGTGCACAGGGTTACAGCCTGTCGATGTATCACGGGTTCTACCCGTACTGCACTTCCCGTGATGTATCGACGAATCAAGTACTGGCGGATTGCGGTATCCCGCACCGCTTTGGTGACCTTGAAGTCATCGGCACGGCTCGCACCTACCCGATTCGTGTGGCCAATCGGTTTAACGAAGCCGGTGAGCAGGTGGGTTGGAGTGGCCCCGCCTATTCGGACCAAGAGGAGATCACTTTCGAAATGATCGGCCAGGAGGTCGAACTCACGACTGTGACCAAGTTGCCGCGCCGGATTTTCACGTTCTCGATGCAGCAGGTCACCGAAGCGGTGCGAATGTGCGGGGTCAACCAAATTTTTTTGAATTTCACGAATTATCTGTCCTGCGAGAACCACGTAAGGGACATGATTCGACGCATCGACGAAGAAAGCGGCGCTACGGTGCATTGGATTGGCCGGGGGCCCACTTTCCATGACGTCCACCGGGTGGGGGTCTGAACATGCATACCACAGGGAACATCGACGAACTGACACAAGAAATTGTCGAGTGGGCAGATCAAGTGTTCCCTGATCGTACCAATTCTTCGGCTCTCCTCAAGCTGTTTGAGGAAGTCGGTGAATTGGTCAAAGACCCTCATTCGCCGGGTGAATACGCGGACATCTGCATCATGGTGTTCGATCTGGCCCACATGCACGGGGTCGATTTGGCAAGCGCGATCAAGGAAAAGATGCAGATAAATAAGGCCAGAACGTGGCGAGTGACCGCAACCGGGACACTGCAACATGAACCGTAATCGCCTGACGCTCAAGCAGCAGCTACGTACGGGCCACGTGAAGCGGTGGCAAATCGTACGTGTGGCCAGGGAACAAACGATCGCGGAGCACATGTACCGTGTGTACCTGATCACAAAGGAGATTTGTTCCAGGCTGAAAGTGTCGCTCATCGAAGAAGTCAGGGCCATCGAGTGGGCGCTTGCTCACGACCTGACCGAGGTGATGACGGGCGATGTGGCCACTCCAACCAAGAGAATGATCGAGGAGCGTGCCGGTGATCCCGATCTAATGCTCAACATCGAACTTTGGTTGGACGAACCCACCAGAAAGCTTTACCGAAAGATCGAGCAGGATTACCCGATAGCGCTGCGAATTGTGAAGCTGGCTGACGATATCGAAGCGGTCGACTTTCTTTCGGTCGAGGGAATGGGCGGCCACGCAAGCGAGGTGAAGCGACTCATTGACAAAAAGATCGACGACCAGATAGAATCGGCCAAAACGCGACACCCACATTTCGATTGGCACCGAGTGATTAACGAGATTAGACAGGAGATTTGCAGATGGGACGAGAACGGCATTTGACCCCCAACTACTTCATGGGCCTCAAAGCTTTGAAGGAGAACCCCGAGGGTTTGACAGCGAATGAACTTGCGCAAGCAGTGGGGATCAGCAAGCGCAACATTTTGATGCACATCCGGTTGTGGCGCGAAAAAGGTTTGGCCTACATCTGTGGTTGGCAACGGGCTGAGCGGGAAAACGGCGGTGATTGGGCACCGATGTACGGTTATGTACTAAGTGCACATGTCCGGGACATCAAGAAACCGAAGAAGATGAGCGAGCGGGAGAAGCAGGCAGCGTACCGCGAGAAGAATCGTGCGATGATCAACGCAAGACGTCGAGCCCGTCGAGCCGATCCGGGTCCCCGCACTCCGTTCAGCCACCTTACTGCAAGATCGGGATTGGTATGACTACAACCGCTTGGGCGTACATCACGGTGTGGGATTCAGCGATGAACACCACACAAAGTCACTATCTTCCGGTCGAAACCCCATCGATCGCTGTTGGTGTCCACGCAGCAGTTTGCCGAGAAATTGGTGAGGATCCTACGCAATGGGGGATGCACTCCAGTGTTAGCCCCGCCAAGAATATTTTCGTCATCGTGATGTATTCCTGTCGCGGGCAGGGGTTCTTTGTTTACAACGTCAAATTCTGAAGGGAAATAGTTAAATGAACTACATGGGTGGTAAGTTTCGTCAAGGCCCCACGATCATCCAGTTTCTGGAAGAGGTATTGACCCCGGAGAAAACTTATGTTGAACCGTTTTGCGGTTCCATGTGGGTGGCATCCCGGATGAACCACAAACGGATGATCTTGTCCGACGTTAGCCGCTGCTTGATGAGCATGTGGGCGTTTTTCCAGCACAACACCGATTTTGTCCTCCCTGACGAGATCAGTGAGGATGAATACAACGAGGTCAAAAAGGTCCGCGATCCCGACGACTGGAAAACAGCCTACTACGGGTTTGGTATGTCGTTCGGTTCCAGGTTCTTCGCGAGCTACGTGAAACCGGAAGCTCGGATCGGGAAGGGCGGCACGAACAAAGCCAAGACACTCAAGAACTCAACGGATACCAAGCGGCTGAATCTGTTCCGCAGCGGTAAGGACGTCAGCCTGTTCAACTGCGACTACCGAGAATTGAAGATCCCACCTAACAGTGTGATCTATTGTGACCCCCCATACGCCAACGCGGGGGACATACATGATTCCGAACCGTTCGATTCAGAGGTCTTCTGGAACAACGTTCGCTCGATGGTGTACGACGGTCACATTGTGCTCGTCACCGAATTCACGGTACCAGACGATTTCGAAGTGCTCTACAACTTCGGGAACACTTTGACGATGGCGGTTACGAAGTCCGTCCACGAGGTGTTGGTTTGCCACAATTCACAAAAGCATCTGTTCAAGACGACCTGCGAAATGTTGCAGCGTCAACAGCAACAGGTCGCCATTCCTGGTTTAACACCTGCCGCCCGGACCACAACGAAAGAATCCTTCATCGAGTTGATCGAGGACGAATTCACCAAAATCCTTGAGTTGACGCGAAGCAAGGGCGAGGAGTACTCCAGGTCGGATGATCAACTGGCGAATTTCAAGCGAAACGCGGTTGACCTGGGGCTGACCCCCGAACAGGTCTGGTCAGTGTACTTCAACAAGCACATCGACTCGATCAAGTCCTATGTTGGTCAACTCAGCAAAACCAACAATCCCGCGATGTCCGAGCCTATTGAAAGCCGGGTGTCCGACGCGATCCTGTACCTGCTGCTGTTTAAGGCGATGTTGAACGAAAAACGCTGATTTGTTCCCTCACCACTGGCGACACCAGGAGCGATCTTAGGTGTCGCCAATCTATTTTTGACTCCCAAACACCGAGTGCAAGTCGTTTGTGTGTCTCGAAATCAGTGGATCCGATCAGCGTCGCTTTCGTCCAGTCGAAGAGCATGTAAGTTTTGTTCACCTGGAGTAGCATGAAGCACAACCCTGCTCTCCTGCCGTGGCGTATCGCCCAGTTACGTTGATCCTGGGTGTAATGGTCGATTTTCAAGATCGAAGACGACTTTTTAGGTTTAGTCGGTAGATACTTCAACTCGATCCAACCGTGCCGGGTGATCGAGTAAGACACGTCCGGGATACCCGGTGTGAACCGGTCTTCGTGCCGTTGTGCTTCCCATCGTGCGCCCATTCCGGTGCGCAGGTACTCCCACAGTCTGGACTCGCTCACGGGTGGGCTCCCGTGGGGCCACCGCTGTTTTTGGCTGAGTACATGGCTATATAGGTAGCTGGCTATATATCTCTAAAAAGGAGAGAAGCCCCCGGAATCTTCCAGAACGCTAGTTCCGTTTTTTCCAAGTGTTACAGGACCACCCGAGGATGTGGTGGTAAAACCAACTCACCGCGTTGGCTTGCCAGTACGTACGGAAATCGGCGGCGTAATCCGGGCCTACCGGAGTGCCCCAATAGGGGTGTGCTCGATACCGCGTCACCCGCCACGGTTTGTCGGGCGGGGCTTCAGGTGAACCGGTGTTCAGTATGAACCAGTTAATCACGATTTTACCTCCAAAGCGCGTATTACCCTGTCACGGATGGATATCTCGCAACCAAGTAACGCGATGTTTACTCTTTCGACACATCTCTTGTGCTCGGCAGCAGTTCCAGCGGCGTAAGCCAAACCAGACAAGCGAATCACTTCAGGCAAGTCGAACGAGCCACGTTCTGGGAACGGACCATCCGGTAATTTGATACCGGCCTGCTGCGCCCACTTAATGATGTCGTCGCGGGTCATGCCTGTCCTTTCACAATCTTCATCACATCACCACGCTGCACCTTGCCGCGCCACTGGAACTTCTTACGGCTTGGCCAATAATCCAGGCGTTCCCCGTTCACGTACCGCGACCAGTGGTATTCGGTGTGCTTCATCCAACCACCATCGTCCTCGGTTTGTGCTTGTGCCAAAAATCGAGCACGATCAGCGTCGAATTTCTCACGGGAATGCTGTTTCATTGCATCCCAGATCGGGTCACGCATTATTTGTCCTCCGCTTCAAATGGTACTTCCACCAAAGGTTTACCACAGTAGCAACAATACTTCATGTGGTTGTCTTTGGGAGTCCCTTCGTTTAGCGAGAAGTATCGGTGTCTGCTGCACGATGCGGCCCAGGTTTCTGAGTCTTCATGACCATCTTGTACCCAATGGCATTCGGCGGGCTGCCCCAACGCTTCTTTCCGTCCCCGTTCAATAAGTGCTTGAGCGGCGGAGGAAACCAGCGGGTCGATCTGCACAGCGCAGTGCCAATTGATCAGGCGTCGAATGGACTCTCGCGGGTCATCGCTGGCGACCATGTGCAGGGTTGAAAGCTCATGGTCTACGGCATCGCGCCAGGGGTTTGTCTGGTAAGGTGCGTGGATGAAGAGTTTTGTTCCTGTCGGCACATCCAGATTAGGGTCGTACCAGTGGACCCCATGCCATTGCCGCCCGTGTGAATCTTTGCCATGTCTGTAGACCTCACCAACTGGCTCGACTTTGGTTTGTTCAGTCATGGTGGTTCAACTCCTTCAGCTTGGCCTGGAGGCCATCCGGTTTTGCCGCCTTGATCCGACTGCTCCTTGTATTTCCTCACAGCGTCGAAGCCCTGCCGCCATACGGCGTAGGGAACGACCTGCTCCGGCTGCCCTATGCCGTATCCGCTGCGCTGGCAGATGCCCTGCGCGTGGCAGTCGGTGTCCTGCTCCGGCTGCTCCAGCGCGGCGCGGGGCAGAGGGCCAGTGTTATCGACGTGCGGTCTGGCGTGTGCGCCGTCACGCTCCATCGCACACATCAGCGCGATCAGCGCCTTGCGTGTCTCCAATGACTTGCCACCGCCGTTGAATCCATTGCAAAACTCCACCGATGCGGAAGGTTTGTCATGGGGCCAGATCGCCACGATTACATCGTTGTCGCCGTCGAACATGACGCGCAGTTGACCTTTCCCCATGTCATCGCGCAGAAATAGATCACGCCCCTTCGGCCACGCCACCGGCCCCTGCTCCGGCTGCTCCAGCGCCTGCTGGGCGGCGGTTCGTAGGTCACTCATGGTTCTTGCTCCTTAAAGCGGCCTCGATGGCGCGGGAAAACTCAAGCATCTCCGCGTGGCTGTACAGCATGCGGCCTAGATAGCGCGGGAGAATCTCCTCCTCACTCAACGACCGCCACTCGCGGCGGGGTGGGTCGGTATATAACAGTTGGCCGTCACGCAACATCGGCGCACTTGCCAGCAAGACTGGTCCACCGTATCGCTCGTCAAACCGAGCCACCGGCTCCTGCTCCGTCTGCTCCAGCGCGGCGCGGAGGGCGTCGAGGGTGTCAGCAACACGCCGGCGCGGGTAGTGCTCATGCGCCGCAAAAAGCTGCGTGCTCTCCAACGCCTCCAGTGCCTGATGCGCAGCGTCTCTCAGGTCAGTCATGTCAGTACCCTCCACAGCACATACAGACTCCACCCCAGCACCGACACCGCGCCGATGATGGCGAAGGTGAGCAGGGTGTGCCAGAACCTCTCCAAGCCCTGGCCTTCGTACTTCTGTTTCATGTCTTGCTCCTCTCTGGCCAATTAGCGGGGATGTTGATGGTGTCGCCCAGGCGGGAGGCGACGAAGCAGCGCATAGCTGCGATGAGCGGGGTGGGACCGAAGGCTGTCCAAGCATTTGCGCCTTGAATGATCGTTGCTTGGCAGTCGGGTTTGTTCAGTGCCATAAGCGTGATCTCTCGGTCGATGATCGGCCCGCCCTCCTGCCAGGATGTGGAGTACGGACCATAGATCTCATCACCCAGCCCTTGAGCTATGTGCACAGCCCAATCCAGGGCGGCTCCGGTCAGTTCATTTGTCTTATGCTTGTTGTACCACTTCATTTCGCTTCTCTGGTAGCTTTGGCGATGGCGGCGCGGGCGGCGTCTTCTACAGTGCTGGGGGACACGCCACCATATACACCCATACGCAGAGCGAGCTTTGCTACCTCCAGCAGATCAGGCGCGGCGGCAATAAGCAGAGCATTAGCGCGACACTGCTCTTCAAGCACAGCCTCGCGATAGTCGGCTAAGTGTTCCTGGCTTTGGCCATACGCGATACTGATCGCTCCCCCCGTATCGATGCAAAATTGCACGTTGACACCCTCGCATTGTGAGGGCGCTAGTGTGGCTCGCCATGGCCCCGGTGTGTGCTTGCTCATATGTATCTATCTCCTAAGAAAGTTATGCGTCCGTTTCACCTAACAACAGCGTCCGTTTGCCATAAAAAGGCGCATCGGGTTTGACAAACGGGTTGCCGCGCAGGTCGAGATATGTCGTGTGCTTGTCGGGATCAAACGCCACAACATTAATACTGCCGCCTTGGTCGTAGCAGCTTGTACTACGATTGTGCCGTATCACTTCCACTTCAGCGTCCTGATCTTTGAACGTGGAGAGCCACTGGACCAATTCCCGGACAGTCATTCCTGATTTACGCATGGCGGGCGCACTCCGTCATCAAATGGCTCAAGAAGATCACGTAGGAACTTGGCATTCGCGATCATCCAGTCAGTGACCAACATCACAGCTTCACGCTCGGTCACCGTAGGCATCGACAAATCGATGAATTGCTGGAGTGGCTTTCTCGTGGCTTGATGAACTCGCTCTCGTCGAGCTTGCATTTGGGCCAAAAGCTCCTCGTCGTGTTGTGTCCACTTTTCGATGGCCATATCTATCTCCTCTAAAAACTCTATTTTAACAAGGGGCGGCGGGTTTGTCAACCCCGGACTTCGCTTTCGTCGTGCAAGCAGCGCACCGCCAGATTTTGAGCTTCTTGCTCGTTGAACCACCTGTTTGTTCTTTCGATTGATTACATTCGAAACAGCGGCGTCGGTATGCAAGACCTTCCCCGCGAAAAACGTTTCTCATCGTCAGATCAGAGACAGTATCGTAATTGCGTTCGGTCATTTGATTATGTAAATTAACAAACCAACCACGGTAACGAACAATGCTGCAGCAGCCACAGCACCAGCGACGATCAAAAACAGCCTACCCACGCCGTCCGTGCGGGGCTTCCTACCTTGGTCGGAACACATTTTGCACCTCTCGCTGCAGTTGAAACCAATCGATCCCGTTGCGAGTCTTGACGTCAACCAGAGTAGCGTGGTCGTCGAGTCGGTCGACGGTCGCAATCAACTGCCCGCCTTGCAGGATGTCAACCTTTCGTACCCGGGACTTGATTCGTTGAGGGGGTGCCCAGCCGTGTTTACGCCAAAGGTTGCGAATATCAGTCGTCACGCTGTTTTGGTAGATGAACTTCGGATCTGTGATTGAAACGCTCGGAATTGCCATTTTGCTCTATCTCCGGTGTTAAATGAATGTTGGTCCTCGTCTCTCCGAGGTGTCACGCCGAAACACATTGCAATGGCGTTACTTGCTTTGGAGATCCCGCCGGTTTACGAACTTACAAACCCCCCAACCGGCGAGAACTGCATGTGCTATACAGGTGATGCACGGGGGGCAAAACCTTGTCCAGTCCAGTAAATCGACTCGGGGTCGAATTCACCTCGCTTCATTTTGTTGCGCAGCAGGTTACCGAGGTACATACGCTGCAGCCCTGGCGATCGCGCCTCGTCTTTGGTGTAATCGATCCCGGCGAGTCGGGCAATCTCGATCACCTCGTCCAATCCCCTGGCCTCAGCCAGGAGTGCAGCGATACGGTCGGGCTTTGGCGTCTCGATCGTCACCGGCTTCGGCTTCTCGATCTTCTCGACTTTCGGAGTCTCGACTTTCGCCACGCGCAGACGCTCAATGCGGGTGAAAACGTTGGCAGGGAATGACTGATTTACGCTATTTTGCGCAGCCCTTGTCCACCAGCAGCTAACGCCCCTTTCAACATGGATCACCCTCCAGACATTCTCCGGATCCCCCCGGTACATCACGGAATCACCCGGAGTATACTCCGGAGCGGGGTCAGCAGTCAAGGAGTGCTCGACACTCTCCAAGGTCGCGCTTCGCGTAGAAAATCGCTTTGTCAGCATCTTTCTTCTCCAAGTGTGCGAGTGCGCTGCAGATTAGCTGCGTCACTCGGTTGTAAAGGTTATCGTCGGTGTCCTGCTGGCTGACCAACTCGGCCAACAGGGGCAGTTCGGGGGTACCGTTAGCGTGTGCTGCCGCCCAACGTTCGTCGAGGGTTCTCATACGTGTTCCCATAGGATTTCGTCGAACCTCTTGGTGCTCACCACAAAACGAAGTGCGTCGTAAGAAGGTTGACGGACATGGATGTTGATGTACTTCATTTCCGGCCTGCGCTGGGCGCGGCCGTGAATTGAAAGTGCTTGCTTGTAGTCGTCACATTCGACCACGAGTTTGCTGATGCGCATATCGTGCACCCAGCCCGACATGAATGTGTCAGTCATCGCGACCCAATACTTCATCACGCTGCTCCTCAGGGGCGATCGATGCCGGACACGGTTGGCACAGGTACGCCTTGCCAGTCGGTCCAGACGTTGGAATTGCAGCCGCCTGCCGGTATCACTTCGCAGGCATCCAAAGGTCCCCCTGCGATGATCAAAGACATGGCGTCGTTGGCTCGGTGTGTGCGATCTACGCACAACGCAAACGCTTGGTCGCGGGAGGCAATGCCACCGGTTCGGTGGTGGGCTGGGTGGTTGAAAAATTGACGTTGCTTCATCACTGTCTCCCGATCTTGAGTGCTGCGTTAATGACTGCCACAAAAACACCAACGACTATTGCGATGGGTACCAGGACCCAGCTACTGGTACCTTCCAGCGTTTCGAGAATGAAACCCTTGTCCTTCTTCATGCCAGCCGCCACTGCAAGCCCAGCACCGAGGGGTAAAACTCGCCGCCGATTTGCTCGTCCTGCGGATCGCCGTACCAGACTTTGCCTTGCGAACTGGATTTGTGAGGTGCTCGGCCACCGATCACTCGGTAGGGCTCACCTCGAAAGGATTTCACCACTTCGTCAATTTTCACTGGCTCGTTCATGCTCTCGTGCACGAGTGTACATTCGCGGCCCAGGTAGTCGGTGCTAGTGATTGCCATGCTGTCTATCCTCTAGTCTATGTGTGGGGTGGGGGACATTGGTAGTATACCACCGCCGTCCCCCGGTGTCAACTAGGCGATTGCCACCTCTTCAACGGCCTTCTTTGCCGCTCGCTTGGCCACCAGTTCAGCATCGCGCAGCCGCTTGGCCTCAGCCTTTTCGGCGTCGATGCGGGCACGTTCGATGGCGCGAGCCTGTGCGGCCTCTTCGCGTTCAGCGGCTCGCTGCAACCGGGCAGCAGCCTTCTGCTGGGCGGGACCGGCACCACGAATGCGGTTGCCCAGGTTCATGCGCTGCATGCCGACATTGAGGTGACCGTATTGGCTGCGCAAGGCATCGACTGTGGTTCCCAGTCGCTCGGCGGCGACCGTGTACACTTCGTCGATGGCACGGCCACGGAGTTCGACGCCGATCTCGTCGTTGCAGTCGATCGTCTTGCGGCCCGAGGGCGTCTTCTGGTCGGACACGAAGTACCGGCTCAGGTCGATCTGCGTTTCCTTGATCTTGGCGATCTTGCTTGCTTCCTTCTTCTTTTCCACTTTGACCTCTACGATGGTTGAGTTGCGAACCTTCTTCGTCGAACCATCCTGGAACTGAACGGTAGTCCAGCCACCAGAAACGCTGACGATTTGAACGGGGGTATTGTCTACTGTGAACATGGGGAAAAACCTCTCTATCAACTAGGGAAACTGGAGTTTAACACAGGCTCGTTCGTGTGTCAACTATTGTAGTGACTGCGGATTCGGCACGAGTTGTGTCTGGAATTTGCCGACCACTGGCAAAGTATCTACGGTCGATTCGAATTTTCCAAGACCATTGTAATTTGGTACCTCCAAATTAGTGTTGCTGAACCAACCACCACCGAGGAAGATCACACAACGGTGGCCACCAGGGTCGACCCCAGGTACCTCGGTCATGTAACCACCGACTCCGAGGTCGTTGACGGTGTAATTTACTGCGTAGGTACCGGCGGAGCACGTATACTCACCGTCCTGCCGCAGCAGCTTCGTCGGCTTCTCTATGATGAGGTCACCGATCTTAATCATTTTCCGGGGACACCTTCACCGTCAGAAAGTCGACCTGCTCAATGCGAACAAGCTGGCCAGTGGCCGACTTCATCCAGCGGGTGAATGGTGCTTGATCGCTGGTCGAGGTGTACCCCCTTTTGAGGTAGTACGCCACGGCTTCAGCGATCGAGGCGAAGGAAGTAGTCATTGATCAACCTTTCGATGGTTACGCTGTTCTGCTTGCGTTCCAGCCAGGGTGCCACTCGACCACGGCTGTCGAGAATTCTCCACTCGACCTCGCCACCTTCGGCAGGGTCGTGCCACGTGGCGGGCACGATAGGCTCGTGGCAAGTGACACCGACCAAGCAGGGGATGCCGTCGATGTGTGTTGGGATTTGCGCTATGTAGTCCACGGGGGCACTCCTCTATATTTGGTACACCAATTATACCAGACCAGAGAGGGTTTGTCAATGGTTTGCTTACATCCCCATTGCACCCAGCCACGCTGGATTGCGTGTTGGTGTAGTGGTGTTCGCATACCAAAGTTGGCTGACTGGCGCGCTTCGCGTGAACGATTCACCCCGAAAGATACGCCAAGCGAGGTATCCGCGTCTTTTGCATTCAGCGGCGGCAGTCTCGCCCATCCACTGCCTGGAGCAGCGACCGTCGAGTATTACAACACTTCGATCGCCGTTGGCTTCGATCAGCGCGTCGCTAATTGCGCTCTTTTGGTAGAATTGGACGTAGTACATGATTAAACTCGGTTTCTCGCTAAGCCGCTAACGAACGGAATCTGTTCGTTAGCGAGTTGCTCCAGAAGAGAGGGTGGCAGCTTGTCGAGAAACGTGATCAGACGTTTGTAGGCAGGCATACCTGGATCGACGCTCCGGATCTTCGACCATTCGGCGCGGAGCGTTGCAATTTGTGCGTCGTTGAACTTCATGGCTTGCGGGGGATGAGTTGGAAATTGCCGTTGTGTGTGGGCTCGACCTTGAACACTTCACCGTCGAAGTCTACAAAATCGCCAGTCATGATCCTTGGCGCGTCAGCCCAAAGGGCTGCTTGACGTTCGTAATACCCGGGATCGCTGCAGACTACACTGGACTCCAGGTTGATCCACACTAGCGGGTGGCCAAGCTCTTTGGCGCGAGCCACGCGAGCTTCGATATTGCGGTTTTCGCCGTAAACGAGGTTGTTGTATTCGGTGTATCGACGAACCGAGGAGACACTGCAGCGGCGGCCATTGATGTAGACACGCGCACCACCGTGATTACCTAGGACATCGGGTCGGAGTTTAATGACTTGCATGGCGTCTTTCCTTTTTAAAAGGGGGCGGGTAGCTACCTATATAGCTACCCGGTTGCTGTGAAAACGCTCCGTGCCTCAGGAGTGGTACCCGTAGCTACCGTCTGCGTTCCGGACAGCACCTATGGTGTATGTCCTGCCTGTGGCGGTGCTGCGGAAGTGGGCCACCATGTCAAGCGATCGACCATCGCGAAAGATGGTCACGGTGTCGTAGGCATCGAGTGCCCAGGTGGACAGGTAGCCGATGGACACCAAGGGATAACCCATGGCGATGAGGTCTTCGTCGGTCAGTTGGATGTCGACTGTACGGGGCATGTTTGCTCTCCAAGAACAAGGTTTAGGGAATCGCGGATGATGCGGGTTTGCTCGTCGCTCAACCAGCAGGTCATGCTAAGGTGGTCGGTGACGATATTGAACAACACCGGGGTGTTGGGAACCTGGGGATTGCGGCTGATGTACGTTCGCACAGGGGGCATTCGTCTATCTCCTCTATCGTTAAAATACCTATTTTAACAGGGGCAGTAGGGTTTGTCAACCCCCGGCTTCTAATTCACTTTGCAATTCTTCAGCCAAGCGCTGGAATTCCTGGCTGGTGCTGAACAATTCGTGGAAGGCGCGACGTTCGTCGTGCGAAAGGTCGCGCAAGAAGGCAACCCCATCCTCTTGCATGGTATCCACAACCTGCTGCAAGGCAGTTAAGGTGTTCTGGTTCATGCAGTAACTCATGTTTGGGTAATTGCTCATGTCGGGACCTCCTCGATGCCCGTCACCACGTAACTACTGGAGCCCGCGCAAGGTGTGTAAAGCACCCCAACCACGTAACGTACCCGGGTTTGCTCAGTGATATGTAGCCCTGCAAGAAGACCAGAGACAAAGTGTTTTGTGACTAAGTACATGGTGTGAGTACCTTCAGACGGTCGCGGCAAGCATCGATCTCCGCCCACAACTTCTGGGCATAGGGATGTTCGTATTCGTAACCACCGACCTTCAATGTGTCGTGGCAGTCAGCAATCGCCCACTTGCATTGCTGGGCGGTGTAATTAGCCACCTTGGCGGCGGCGGCGATTGAGGTGGCGAGCATCAATAGTTCCTTGAGTAGGTGGTCTTGAGCACTAGACGTCTGCCCTTGCGGTGCAGAACACGGACACGATACGAGAGGCAGCCGCAGCAGTCGTAGTCGTGGTGGCAGCCTTCGCGGGAAAGCGTCTCGACTATGGCTCGTTCGACCAAAGCTCGGTCGACACCGGCTGGCAAGGTGGCCCATCTAATGGTGGCCCCGTAGTCGTCGAAGCGATTACCCCGATCAACAAGACGCTCCGGAGTGAAAGTCACCCGAAAAGCTTTGAATGACCAGCGATCAAGATGTTTGCAAGTACCCACGTAGCGGTGAGTCAAGCGGGGGGACACAAAAGTCTTAATCATACCCGTATCTGGGTACCATACGCCCAGCCATTGTTACCGACGAAATCGACCACCAAACGATCGGCCTGGGTGGCGAGATCAGCAGTGGTCACAGGCTTGCCGTGCTTGCCACGAACGGAGTCGCAAAGCTCCATGTATTCAACAACACGCTGAACAGGGGCGGCATCGCCCCAAGGCTGCACCCACACGGTGTCACCAATCTTGATCATTTGGCGGCCTCCTCTTGAGCAGCAGCGCTGCAAGCGGCGTTAAGCAAATTCTGCGCGAACAGCAAGGCCGGGTAAGTGCTGGGATCCTTGTGGTACTGAATCAGCGCTTGCGCGTATTCGAGGGCGAGTTGGTTGATCATAATGCTCTATGCTCCGGGTTGTGATGGACCACTCTCGATCCATATATATATTTTAACAGAGGGAGGGACATTTGTCAATAGGTGCATTACCACCGCCTTAGATACAAGGGCGAAAGGTGGTAATGGAACAAGCACGAAGTGCGAGTGGACAACAAGCACGAGCCAAGGACAAAGGGTGTCCCAAGATAGGCTCAAGGACAAAGGTTAGCGTTGCTGGGACGCAACTGAGGGGGTCGGGAAAGCCCCTCTGTTCAGTACCACGTTCCCGGGAAAACAGAAATACCCCCCTGGCCGATTCCGATATTCCGAGAGCCACTGTACAGCAGCGTGGAACACCTAATCGGTGATGCCAGAGCCACTGGACACAAGCCAATCCGGAAAAGTGTGCTCAGGGGGGTTTTCCCCTCGTCCTTCCGGGTTTTCCGTATATATATGATAAAGGGGAAGTCGGATCTAGGCTCTAGCTAAGGCCATATAACGTTCTTTGAACTAAGGCATGACCGTACGTCAAGTATCTTCTAAATAGGCTTCCGAGGTGTTTTTCGAAACTATTTAGAATATATAGATTAAAACACAGCCGGGGGATGTACGTCAATTATATAAGCGGTGTACATCGTATACAACGTGGTAACGCCATGTTTTCTCATCATATTCGGGCTGTCCTGGTTCCTGTTTTTCCGGCTTCAAAATTAGGTTTTCCGGTAAGTCCGAAGGTGGGTCCAGACCCTCTCCCTCTGGGCTTCGAAATTCGCACTTCGCTATAACTCCGAAGTGCGAAGGTCCGGGGTTCAGCTAGGTCGGCTTACGGATTCGGGGTTCAGCTAGGTCGGCTTACGGATTCGGGGTTCAGCTAGGTCGGCTTACGGATTCGGACTTGCGGCGAAGTGCGAAGCCCGAAGAGCGAAGCCGAGGTGTCCCTCGCCGCTGCGAAGCCCGAAGAGCGAAGCTGAGGACGGATACGAAAAAGCCCGCACAAGGCGGGCTTCGCGGGTTTAAATTCCCAGGCCGATCAGGATGCCGAGGCAAAGCCCAAAAGCCGTGGCAAACAGGATGTCTTGCTTACGCATTTTGTGTCCCCGTGTGTTGTTCGTGGTGGTCAGCGGAATCCCAGGTATCCTCAACACTGAAGGAAGTGTCGTCGTCCTGGAAATCTGCGGCGATATTGTTCATCCAACGGAATTGCCCTTTCCATTCAGGGCCGTACTCCGCGCCCATGTCTTCGACGTAGTAGCCCTTGCGGGTCAACTCCTGCTTGCGGTCTTCGCTGATCATCGTGCTTCTCCTAATTTCGAAGGTAGAGTGGGGCCCCCGGTGCCGGGGGCCCTGGTCGGCTTGGCGGCAATAGTACGGCCAGCGGCGGTAAGTCGATATCCCATCCAGCGGCGAGGTTCTTGGACAATCAAACCGGCGCGTTGGAGGCTTTGCGCTTGAGCGGAAACAATCACGTTCCCAAACGGGGTGAGCTTAGTATTCCAGCCGTTACCGATAAGGCGAAGCGCCAAAAGTTGCTGATTGCTAAAGGCTGCTGGGGTCTTGCTCATTTCGCTATCTCCTCTAGTGAACGGGAACCCCGATTTTAGCACGGGGCCCCGGGTTTGTCAATGGTAGGCTTAGCCTACGTTTACAAGGGTGGCTTCCTTGATGAAGACCTCATCGTCGCCCACGACGGTCAACGGGACCTGCCGGTAGTCAGCGAGTGCTTCGCTGATGGCTTGCGCCAGGGTTTCCGAGGGAAGTCCGAAGTTAGCGCAATCCACCTTCAGCTTCAGGGTGAGGGTGATTTCGTAAGTGGTGTCCAGGGGGCTGGTCATCTTGGTTTCTCCTAAGGTCGAAGAGGGTGGGGCCCCTGGTGCCGGGGGCCCCGGGCGGCTTAGTCCACGAAGCGGCTGTCGAGTTTGTCCCAGAATTTGTGCTGCTGGTCCGGGGTGAGTCGGTCGAACTCCGGGCCCAGCCCGCTCTGCTTAAGCATGGCGTGGTAAGGCTCGCTAAGCTCCAGCCACTCGCGCTTGGTGTCTTCGGGCTGGGCTTCCGCCCAGGTGGCCACGGCTGCGGCCAAGTCTGCGGGGGTCTTGCTCATTTCGCTATCTCCTCTATCGGTTGGGAACCCCGATTTTAGCACGGGGCCCCGGGTTTGTCAAGTGCTGGCTTATCTGCCTGCGCGAAGTATCGCTCGGATCAGGGCAATCAGGAAGGCCATGGGGGGCCTTACTCCGGTTTGTCCGTCAGGTACTGCGTGACTTCGCTCAGTACGTCGCGCCAGGATTCGCGGCTATCTTCCAACCACTCGCCCAGCATCCTCTCGGCTTCGACGGTCAGGTCGAAGGTGTCGTCTTCGCTCTCGGGCCAGTTCAAGAAGGGCGCCCGGATCTGTTCTGTCAGTTGGTCCGCCAGATCCTTGGCCATGGTAAGAGCCAAGGCTTGGTCGGGGGACAGTCCGAGTTCCTTGTAGACGGTCCACAAGCGCTCCAGCTTCGCCGCAGCTTCGCTCGTCAGTCTGATTTCGTGTGCCACTTCGTTCTCCGTTGGGTTGGTGCTGGGGGGATTCCCAGCCGGGAAGGCCCGTGGTGTCGGACCCTCTCGGCTGGGGGCCGTAAGGCCCCCGCCCCGGCTTACTCCGATTTGGCGATCAGCTGACCTTCGGCCTCGTGGTGCCACCAGGCTCCGGTCGGCTTCACGTTCAGGTAAGACTCGTCGGGGAAGGTAACGAAAATCCCGTCTTCGTCGTCGTCCTCGACGGTGCGGAAGTCCGTGGGCAACTTCGACTCGGTGAGGGCTCGTCTTACGTCTTCGGTCAGCCGGTGTTGCTCGGAGGGGTCGGTGTCGTCCTGTGATGTCCGGTAGGCTTGGACCGCTTGTGCAAGTGTTTGTGTCATCTTACTCTCCGTTGGTTGGTGCTGGGGGGATTCCCAGCCGGGAAGGCCCGTCTTGCCGGACCCTCTCGGCTGGGGGCCTTTCGGCCCCCGCCCCGGCTTATGCCGTGAACTTCGCGATCGTGGCCTTCACGTGGTCGACTGGGATCTCGCCGCGCTGGCAGGCCCCCCGGACCTTATTCCGGAGATTCATGCTCTGCTGCCCGGGGTTGAGGTGCGTGTAGGGGTTGGCTTCCAGGTGCAGAATCTCCATGCAGCACCGGACCACTTCGGTGCGGGGGAGATTTTGGAAGGCTGTTCCGATCCAGTCCCCCGAGTGCTGGTTCCCGTTGCCCCCCTTCACGTAGTGCTGGCGGGCTGCGACCAGGGCCAACATCCGACCCGTGTAGCGCTCCCGGGGGCCGACCCCGACTTGCTGCAGGGCCAGGTAGTCTGCGAAGGTCCCCAGGAAGGTCCCGGCTTCGGACTCGGCCTGCCAGTCGATCCGCATGGTCTCGGTCCAGGCGGCGGCCTGGGCGGCGGCCTGGGCGGCGGCCTGGGCGGCGGCTTCGGCGGCGGCGGCCTGGGCGGCCTGCTCGGGGTTCTGGGCCTGCTCGGGGTTCTGGGTCTGCTCGGGGTTCTGGGTTCCGGTGCGGGTTCCGGTGCGGGTTCCGGTGCGGGTCTTGCCTGTCGTCTGTGCTCGTGCCATTTTGGCTCTCCTGGTTGGGTTGTGCTGGCGGGTTTGCCAGCCGGGAGGGTCCGTGTTCGGGGCCCTCTCGGCTGGCCCCCCCGGGCGGGGGGGCGGGGGCGGCTAGCCCTGGGCGGCGGCGGCGGCCGCCCGGGCCCAGGCTCGGGCGGCCGCCCGGGCAGCAGCCCGCTCGGCAGCCCAGATCGGGCGGGCAGCCCGCTCGGCAGCCCGATCCCCGGCTCGGTTCCGGCCCCCGAACCATAGGCCGGGGGCCCCGGGGGCCCGGGCGGCCGCCCGGGCGGCGGCGGCGGCGGGCCCCCGCTCGGCGGCCGCCCGGGCAGCCCGGGCG